AGTTAGTACCAAGTTAGTACCAAGTTAGTACCAAGTTAGTACCAAGTTAGTACCAAGTTTGAGGAGGTGTCATCATGCCCAAAATCGCAGTATCCGCCATTCTGGGCGACTTCCAGCGGATGCTTGACGAGCACTGGAAGTATACGGCTGGTGCAGCGGAGGCGGGGAACGTTGACTGCTCCGGAGCGTTTGTGTGGTCATACCGTCAGCACGGACAGCACATCTACCACGGAAGCAACCGCATTGCGCGGACGGAAATTGTTGAGCTTGTCCCGATTTCTGCCGCAAAGCCCGGAATGGCTGTTTTTAAGTGCCGGAATCCGGGTGATTCGCGGTATGCCTTGCCGTCTGGCTACAAACAGGGCGGCAAATACTACAACGGCGATTTGAGGGATTTTTACCACATCGGGCTGATGGGTGAGGACGGCAAGGTTCTCAATGCGCAAAGCAGCGCGACGGGCTTCGTCGCTTCACCCGTCAAGTCGTGGACGTGTGCAGGATACCTCAAAAAGGTCGAGTACAAGGAGGATACACCAATGGTGGATGATAGCAACGATGTTATTTGCGTCGGACGCGTGACAGCGCAGAGCGGCAGCACGGTCAACCTTCGCGCAGAGCCGAGCAAATCCGCAAAGGTGCTGGAAAAAGTCAAAATCGGCACTTCCGTCAACGTCATCGGGAATAGTGGCGGTTGGCTGCACATCGAGACGGAGACAAATCAAGGCTACATGATGGAGGAGTTTGTCGATGTGGGTATTTCCAAAACGGAAACACCCACGCTTGACGAGCTTGCGGAACGCGTCGAGAAGTTGGAAGCCCGCGTCACAGCGCTGGAAGGTGGTGTCGGCTAACATGGAAAACCTCACCGCCGATAAACTGATTCTGGCGCTGGGTGTGATTCTCGTCTTGCTGGGAGCATACAACACATTTTACACCGCGCGGAAAAATGCGCGAGATGAACGCAAGAGACAGGAGCAGCCAACAAACGCGCTGGCATCCAGCGTGTCAGACATCAATCGCAAGCTGGACACAGACAAGCGCCGCCTTGATGGGCACGAAGAGCGCATCGGCGGCTTGCGTGACGGACTGATGGTAACGTGCGCCGGAGTACAGGCACTTTTGGAGCATGAGTTACACAACGGCAACGCCGACGAAATGACGGCGGCAAGCAGGGAAATTGATAATTGGTTGAGGGGAAACGCCCTAAAGGGAGGAAATGCAAAATGAATGAGAATTTGAAGCGCAAACTGACAAGCCGCAAGTTCTGGGCGGCGGTTGTGTCCTTTGTGACCATGCTGATTATGGCATTCGGCGTGGCGGATGAAACCGCAACGCAGGTCGGCAGCATCATCATGGCGGGTGCTACGGTTATCGCCTACATCATCGGTGAGGGCATGACGGACGCGGCTGCGGTCACAGAGGGCAAGGATAAACCGAAGGAGTAACGCATGAGCCGCGAAGTCGTATGGACAAAAGCGGTTGTTGATGCTTTTGTGGATGAAGCCTGTTTGTCAGACGAAGAAGAACTGATTATCAGGTCGCGGGCAAAAGGCTGGACACGAACAAAGCAATCAATGCAGTACAATATGAGCATTCGCAAGATTGACTATATTATACACACGCTGAAAACCAAGTACGACGAAGCGCAGAAATACTCCGAGATTTTACCCAAAAGGAATATAAAAAAAGCCGGGACGTAATGTCCCGGTCTTTTTTTGTTGTGCACTATTCTTGCGCCTGACGCTTGCACTCAACGTCAAGTTCTGGATACACCCCTGCGATTTTCGCAAGGGTTTCGCTTTTTAGGCGATGGTACAGCTCTTCCTTGCCGACAAGCCCGAAAAGGTCAACCAATTTGTCGTCGTACTCGCAAAGGTTATGACGGACGAAATTAACCATCCAGCGTTCCAGCGTCTCGGTGTTTGGGGGCGCCATATCCACATTGCCGTGTTCGAGAAACCATTCTTGCTTTGCGTTCAGCGTCGCCTCTTCCAGAACGGACATATCCCAGCGCGTAACGTGGATGGAAGCAATGAGGTCATCGGCAATGGCTTCGGCATTCTTGCGTTTCGTTTCGACGGCTTTTGCGGACGCTGCTTTCCGCGCGGCTGCTTTTGCCGCCATCGTCTGGAACTCCTGCGTCTCCATGGCGGAACGTACATCTTCCTCGCTCCATAACTTCATGGGCGCGGAGGACGCATAATGCGGATTCCGTTTTAGGATAGGCGGCGGCAGCAGTTTGTCTATCATGGACTTTGTGAAGCCCATGGACAATACGCCGCTTTGTGAAATGAGCTGTTCTTTTTGCTTTTCCGGCATGGTGTCCTCTTTATATCTACTTTGTAATATGTTCCTTTGATTTGCGTTTCCTATAATTTTCTCTGGCTCTGCGATTTGCTTCTTCGCGTTGCTCCGCAGTCATCGCTTCATAGCGTGCTTTCTGTGCCGCACGTTTCTGTTCAGCACGCGACTTGTCATACTCTTTGAGATACTCCTTTTTAGCAGCAAGGCGGCATTCTTCTGAACAATATTCTCCATTTCCGATGGCAGAAAATGTCTTTTTGCAGTACTTGCAAATCTTCTCTTTTGGAACAACTCGTTTTCGCTCTCTAATAATATTCCCGGCGACCGCGTCATTGCGCTTTTCCGTCATTGCGGCACGTCGCTGTTCTCGGATTGCTTCTGCAGTAGCACTTTCCTTACATGCTGGGCAGTACTTCTGCTTCCCGCCAAAGACAATATAATCTTTCCCGCATCGCGCGCACTTATCCGTGCTTCCAAGCGGTCTTCTTGCGCCGCTTCGCCTGTAAATTGCGTTATGCAGCCGATTCGCTGCGTCCTGACATTCTTCACAGCGTGTGCACTTTGTCGGACGGGTCACAACTTTTCCGCAGTCCGGGCAAGCAAATGTATGCACCATTTCTGGATTCCCACTTTGAGCACCAGTCCCGACGCGCTGGCGACGTTTCTCGCTTATTTTGTAGCACCCTTCGCTGCAATAAATCCGCCGCCCGTCGGGAACGCGCCCACCACATATTGGGCAAGTCTTATCCAACTCGACACCCCCTGCCGATTATCTAATAACCGCAACGACCTCTGCATCGCACATGATAATCTCCTGCTCGTCCTCGCCAATATGGCTATTGTCTCCATCGCAGCGCATCAGGTACAGGTGCTCATTATAATACACCTTGTTAATGCGCAACGCCCGCGCGATATTCTTGAGCTGTTTTTCACGCGAATTTGCGATAACAATTTGCGTTGCACAGACGCCATCAAGTTCCTCATCGCTCATCTCTCCGTCGTACCAATTGTACGAGTTGGGGATGCTATCTCCAACACAGAACTCCCGGTCATCGTTGCGAAGACCCCAGTCGTAAAAATTCAAGCATTCATCTTCCTTTGCCTTTTCCATCTCCGCAAGAATTTTTTCCGCCGTAGCTTCGACGTCCATGTTATCTGCAATCTCCATGATTTCCTTGCAATCCATACGTTACCTCTTTCCGTCCGGGGCTCTGTTTTGTACCGCCCCTTGACATAATTTATTATAGCACAAGTTGTGTAACTTGTCAATAGTTTTTTTAAGATTTTTCGCAAGTTTTTTGCGTTCTTTCCGCAAGCCACTGCGATAGGGCAAGGCGGACAACCGCCGAATCACTTAGCCCAATTCGCTGCCCAATCGCCTTAATTTGCTCATTCTGCTCGTGCGTCACAATGACGTTCTTAACAATCCGATTTCCATCTTTTTTCAGCATTTTTTGTCCTCCTATCATTTAAGCAGATTATCAATTGCTGTTGTCGTCCCCGTCCCGCTGAAATAATGGACGGAAATGCCGCAACCGCGCGCAACGTCGATGACGGCGTAAAACTCGGTATGCGACATATACGCCGCCTGAATCCATAATTCCGACGCGCTGCGGATGACGCTTTCCGGGCAGGTCGTGCCGTGCGGATAGGCGCGGATGGAAGGGAAACGCTCGGTCAGGCGGCGCGCCCATACAGGATGCCCGCCGACGATGACAACACCGTCAGGAATGATTCTGGGGCGTTGCGTGTCGCCGGGGGCTTCCTGCGTGTCTTCCTGTGCGCTGCGCCAGAGCGCGTCGCGAAGGGCGGTCAGCTCCTGCGCATCCGCTTCATGTGTTTGGAGGGCGGCGAATGATTTCTGCGCGTCTTTCTCCTGCTGACGGATGGCGGATTCCATCTCGGCAATGCGCTTTTCTGCGGCGGCGGCGCGCTGCTCGGCTTTTTCCTGCGCGATTCGCGCGGCTTCCAAGGCGGCAGCGTCGCCGCGAAGGATTTTGTTGATGCAAAATGCCTTGTCCTTTTGGATTGCACGGGCAACCATCAGCGACGCGGCATTGAGCGCCGTTTTTTCGGGTGTGTCGGAAAGAATGATAGCGGCATCGTCCGCATTGATGCGGATGTCCGCGGTGTAATCCGAGACATCAATGCCAGCGCCATCGTACATGAGCGCGAACTCGTCAATCGCTTCCACGGCAAAACGGTCGTACAGGTCGCCGAAGCCAGCGACAGGCAGCTTTCCCAAATGTTTTTGCAGGACTTTTTTATCGTCCGAGGTCGTCTGCTCTTTTCGGATGCTTTTGATGTTAGACTGCAACAAAAGCCAGTCCGAGAGGTCGGCGAAGCTGTCATTGCTGGCGACTTTTCTTCCGGAAACAAGAATCTGGAAGAATGCAAGCATCGTGCGATAAAGCGCAGTATCGAGATTTTGGTCGAAAATCAGGCAGGAATCAAGCGAAATTTCCGCGCCCTGCGGGGATGACTTAATGGCATCATGCGTTTTATCGTATGTTTTGCGGTCAACCGCGCGGAGAAGTCCGCGAATGGTGGCTTCTTCTGCGGCGCGGAGAATGCCAAGCGCATGGGCGGAAACAATCTGCTGTTCCGCGCGTCCGGCAATGATGGCGGCGGATGACTTGCCAGCTCCGCGCATGGCGTCCGCGTAATATTTCGCGGGTGCCAGCGCGTAAAAACGTTCCACCGCGTCGGGGTTGAGGAATGCCATTGCGCGCGCTACGATTGGCGCAAGGTCAACGCTGACGCGCCCTGCGTTCTTCATTGTGCTGCTCCTTTCATCGCCTAAAATGATTTCGACGCGTTGCGGTTGCTTCCGCGTCCTCCAATCGCGCTTTGCAGACCATGCGTCGAACTCGTCTTAGCGGGCTGTAAGCGTATCGATGATGTCCCTCGCCTCGGTGGCGGTTGAGACGACATAGGCAGCATATAGCCACTTGTACGGAAACTTGTCAAGGTTTTGGCGAATAAATTCCTCTATGGTCACACCTGCTTTTTCCGCCGCCGCCGCAATCGCAGCTTGCTTATCGGGGTCGTCGCGGGTAGCGATAGCATCCGCGACTGTCTTTTCGTTCTGCGCAACAAATTTCGCACGGAGGTCTGTGGCGTACTCGACTTGCTTGTCGCTCACGCCATGAATTGTCGGAAGGCTCAATGCCGCCGCCGCTTCGCGCTGCTGCTTGCGCTGCTGCTTGCGGTAGCAGTCGGCGCAAAGAAGGGGATGAGCTTCCGCCCATTCCTTTTTGCTGTCCGCGTCCCGGCGATTGAAGCCGTCAATGCGGCGTTCAACGGTAGCGCCGCAATCAGGGCATTTGTAGGTGGCAATTGCTTTTGCCATGGTCATTACCTCTTTCCGTCCGGGGCTCTGTTTTGTACCGCCCCTTGACACTATGTATTATAGCACGAGTTGTGCAACTTGTCAACACTTTTTCAAGATTTTTCGCAAGTTTTTTTGCAACTTTCTCGCGTTTTGTTTGCACTCCACAACCGTCCGAATCGCCTATACTATAATCAGTAGGAGGTGGTGCGGTGTATATCCACTACAACCCTAATCCGCGCGGCTTGCGCGTCGGAGATTGCGCTGTCCGCGCAGCATCCAAGGCAGCAGGAGAGACGTGGGGAAGCACCTATGCAGCGCTCTGTGCGCTGGGCTATGACTGCGGAGATATGCCTAACGCAAATCACGTCTGGGGACGCTACTTGCATGAGCGCGGATTTACGCGCCACGCCCTGCCGGATACTTGTCCAATCTGCTACACTGTCGCGGACTTCTGCCGTGAGCATCCGCGCGGGGTGTACGTCCTCGGCATCGGCGACCACGTTGTGTGCTCCATTGATGGCGATTGGTACGACGCATGGGACAGCGGCGCGGAAATACCAGCGTACTATTGGGAGAGGGAGGATTGATGTATGGCGTATGGTTATCCACAATATTATCCACAGATTCCGTACTATAACGCGCAGCAGACGGCAATGCCTGACCAACTGGCGCAACTTCGAGCCGCACAGCAGCCGATGATGCAGCAGCCAGCGCAGCAAGCGCAACCGTCGAGCAACGGTTTAATTTGGGTGCAGGGTGAAGCCGGGGCGAAAAGCTACCTTGTTGCCAACGGTTCGAGCGTTCTCTTGATGGATAGCGAGAAGCAGACGTTTTACATCAAGTCAGCGGACGCGGCGGGAATGCCGTCCATGCGGACGTTTGACTACACGGAGCGCAACGCATCCGTAAAGCCATCCAGCAGCGCGCAGGACGCGCCGGAGTATGTGACGCGGGACGAACTTAACACGCTGACGAAACGCCTTGAAGCCCTTGAGGGACGCAAGAAGAAGGGGGTAACGCAGGATGAACCCACTGTTTAATGCACTTGGCGGCGGGCAGATGCCCGGAGCGCTGGGAAATTTTCAGCAGATGATGCAGCAGTTTCAGCAGTTCAAGGCGACGTTTCAGGGCGACCCGGAGCAGGAGGTGCGCAAGCTGATTGCATCCGGCAAAATCTCGCAAAACCAGCTTAATCAGCTGCAACAGGCGGCGCAAATGTTTCAAGCGTTCCTCGGTTCTTAACTTTGGCTATCATTGTTGCGCAACAATTTAGCATATACTTTAAAATTCCGAAAGGAGAAAAACAATGAGCATGACTTCGGAACTCTCCGCTTCTGACGTGGCTCTGCTTTCCGGCAGAAACAGCAACCAGAACGGCGACGGCTTCTTCGGTGGCAATGGCGCATACTGGATTATCATCCTTTTCCTCTTCGTTTTCTGCGGCTGGGGCAATAACGGATGGGGCGGCTTTGGCAATCGCAACGGTGGACAGGGTTCTGTCATGGACGGTTACGTCCTCACCTCCGACTTCGCCAATATCGAGCGGAAAATCGACAACGTGAACAGCGGCTTGTGTGATGGATTCTATGCACAGGCGCAACTTACCAATGGCGTACAGATGCAGATGGCTAACGGCTTCGCTCAGGCGGAACTCTCCCGCGCCAATCAGCAAACCGCGCTGATGCAGCAGCTTAACGCGATGCAGGCACAGGCGGCGGATTGCTGCTGCAAGACGCAGACGGCAATCCAGGGCGTGAACTACAACCTTGCCACTCAGGCTTGCGACACTCGCAACACCATTCAGAGCGGCGTTCGCGACATTTTGGACAACGCCAACGCTAACGCCCGAGCGGTGATTGACGCACTGACGGCACAGCGCATCGAGGCAAAAGATGAGAAGATTGCGGCGCAGAATCAGCAGATTTTCGGCTTGCAGCTTGCCGCGTCTCAGGCAGCACAGAACCAGTATCTGGTGAATACGATTCGTCCTTGCCCTGTTCCGGCGTACACGGTAGCCAACCCGTTCTGCTGCAATCAGGCGCAGTATTGCGCTGGTTAAGCTCCAGACAGCTTCCTGCCTGTGCAGGATGAGCCGATAAACGGCAACTGAAAAAGCGGCGGGGCGTTGATTGATTCGCGCCCTGCCGCTGAAAGGAGAAAAATCATGGCTGAATATACTGCGGCGGCGGCTCAAACCGTCGCCAATGGCAACAACGTCCTTTTTACTGCCACGCCCGTCTGCGCAACGCGCTGCATCGTCCATCGTGAGGGGTCAGGCATCGTGACACTGCGGGGCATCACAAACGGACAGTGCCGCGCACGTTTCCGCGTCAACTTTGGTGGCAATATCGCTATTCCGACGGGCGGCACTGCCGGAGCTATCTCTGTTGCGCTTGCAATCGCGGGTGAGGCGCTTCCGGCTTCTACCGCTATCGTCACCCCTGCTGCAGCGGCGCAGTACCAGAACGTCAGCATTGATACCTTTGTTGATGTTCCGGCGGGGTGCTGCACGACCATCAGCGTCAAAAATACCGCTGGCGTGGATATTAACGTGCAGAATGCCAACCTGATTGTTACGCGGGTTGCGTAAGGAAAGGAGAAACGCAATGAAATATCTGCATGAACTTAAAGAGAAACTCTGCGAAGAGCTGCAAGAGATTGCGGAAAAGCAGGATATGTCCGCCGGAGACCTCGAAGCTGTTCACAAGCTGACGGACACCATCAAAAACATCGACAAGATTGAGATGCTGGAAGCGGACGGGTACAGCAATCACGGCGGCGGCGACTGGGAAGCGCGGGGAAACTATGACGGTATGTACCGCGATGACCGATATAGCCGCCGTGGACGCGATATGCGCGGGCGGTACAGCCGCCACGACGGCACGGACAAGCGCCTGATGGACGAGCTGGAAGAGCTGATGCGTACCATCGAGCCGGGGAAGCGTGACGTGATTCGGCGAGCGCTTGAAGAACTGAAAGAAGCATAACGGAAAGGGGCTGGCTGCGTGGTTACGCTGACGTGGATTGATGGGCAGATTGAGAAGGCAATCGAAGAGGGCAACAATCCGCAGAACATCCGCGATTTGGCGGCGCTGATTACAGTGCGTGAGTACCTCGCCACGCGGTCAGCCCCGAAAGCCGATGCACAGAGTGTGCAGGAATCCGCCGATGACAAGAAGCGCCGGGATGCGGTTGTCCTTATGACGCACAGCGCGGACTTGGACACAGTGCCGACCATCCAGCAGGTGGAGACGGCACTGCATTCCATCAGCGTCAACACGCCGGAGGAACGGAAGCGTGTGCAGGATGCGAAGAAGTGGGCACAGATTATCTCGCAGAAAAACGCCTGACAAAAATCCCCTCCATGAATGCAACACGGAGGGGATTTTTGACCCCCGTTTTGACTACTTCGCACGACGGAAAGAGAGTCAAAATTGCGAATTTGGGGATTGCGCATTTCGGCTGATTGCGCTGCAATCAAGCATTATCAAGGGATTGCAAGGCGACTGACATCAGCACCATAAAAACGGCAACTTCCTCCAGCGGGAAATCCACAAAATCGTGAACACCTTGAAAATGCAAGGTTTCAAGTCGCTTGCTCGATGTGCTGACTACCGTTTTGACTATTTGTGCGCTTAGCAAGCGCGGTTTCTACCCTTTTAATGGAACTTTCTTCCTTCTTCTCCGTAAGGTGTGCATAGATTTGCATTATCATCGACTCGCTTGCGTGCCCCATCCACTTGACGGCTGTTTTTGCGTCAACATCTGCATCATATAGCATTGTGGCAAAGGTGTGGCGGCAATCGTGCTGCCTAATTGAGACTTTTTTTTGTGCAACCAATGACAAAAAACGTAAGTATTGTTTCCATCTCGCATTCAAAATGCCTTTGGATATTTTGGGGACATCCTGAAAAGCAAGCACATTGCCATGCCTGCCTGTTAACGCTTCTCTCAATGGCGGAAATAGCGGAACGTCACGTATACCAGCCTTTGTTTTTGGCTGGACTATTAAGCAATCGGAATGCTCAAATCGTAACGAATGCCGGACATGGATTATTCCAGCGGCAAAGTCAACATCCCTATCAATGTTGAGAGCAAGAGCCTCACCACGTCGCAACCCTGCATATAGCATCACCATTGTAAACAAACCCATTGGCGTTTCTTGGTATGTATCTTCGATGAGCCTGATTTCCCAATCCTCAAGGTTGCGGTGCGTCCCAACTTCCCCTTTCGCTGGTGTGATGCTATCACATGGGTTCTTTGCTACAATTCCATCTCCTAACGCAGCTCGAAAAACTGCTTTTGTCGTATAGGATACTTTCTTTCGCGTCGCATCCCCACGGTCGGAGAATGCGTTGTATAGCCGCTTTATATCCGACGGCGTAATTAGCCTCATCTCCGTCTTTGGGAGGATTGAGGCTATCTGGTTAAGGCGTGAGACATATGCATCGTATACATTTATGGTCACCTCGCTCTTGTACGTCGGCAGCCACTCCGCCGCGTACTCCGCGAACGTGTACTTCTCCCGTGGTTTCCTGCCGTATTTTTCCTGTTTCTTGTACTCTTCACGGGCTGCAAGGGCTTCGGACTGCGTTCGCCCGTAGAACGAAAATCCCTTATATTTGCAAACGTAACGCCCGTCTGGGCGCTTTTTTAGTGTCTGGCGTGGCAAGTGTATCACTCCTTTTCTCTCATTGTGCCGCAAAACGCAGCAAAGTGCCATCGTAAATTGTGAACAAATTGAAAACATTTTGCAAACGCACGGAAAATTTTTAGTCATATTCCGCAGCGCATCAGCATATGGTATTGCGGTGGACGGTAAAAAATACGCGACTGGAGAAGAAAATATGCCTGTTTTTGATAAAAAGTTTGTTGTTAAAATGCTCGTCGAGAAGGTGAAGGAACTGCCGGATGACCTGCAAGCGGAATTTTTTTCGTGGCTGGAAAAGAAAATTTCTGCGAAGAAAACGTTATGAATACATAAACAATATGAACTGCGGAGAGCATCGAATCCGAAAGCAAACGGAAGCAAAAGAAAGCAAAGCTAAGCAAAGCTAAGCAAAGAAAAGCTATGCTATCATTTGCTATTCTATTTTTCCGGATGCGAAAGTCAGGAAAGGTCAAACCACGCCCATGAAGGTCAGGGAAAGTCAGAAAATGATGCGCTTCATAATTTGCAAAAGCGCCTGAAATACAGTGATTGCAAGGCTTTGCGCCACGCTGACGCAAAAATCCGCAAAATGCGATAGCTATGCTAAAAATAAAATAGCTTAGCTATTAAAAAAAATAGCTGAATTATTTTTGCTATTAAAAAAATAGCACAGCTAAAAAATAAATAGCAGAATTATTTTTGCTATGCACATTTTTTTGTGCTATTCGGTGCTAATAATCTCCGCGTTTTACAAGTGGCGTTTGTTGTCTCTCGCGCGCGACATAGTTATATTATAATACATACTTGTGTGTAATAATAATATATATTATCATACAGTATAATATAAGTTGCTATATAGTACAAGTATGGATATATAATAATATAAGCAGCTATATAACACAAGTATGTATATATAAATATATAATAAAAGACCACTACCACCACAAGAACACATACTCGACAGAGTAGGGTAGGGGGATAATAGGGGGTATAGAGTAATAGGGGGTATGGGGGGAAGAGGGGAAAGGGGGGAAGAAGCGGGAGGGGAGAGGGACGGGCGGTGGTCTTGTGGTGGTGGCAGCGGCGGTGGTCTTTTTTTTATCCAGCACCTTTCTGCGGGCATCCGCAGCATGGTCATCTTCGCAGCTTCACGAAATTGATAGCCGCGGGGCAGACCATTTTCGTGGTGTCGCGCAAATGGTTCTCGCTGCCCGTTTTGTTGGGGTCAACAAAACGTCTTGCCATTTTTGCCCAACAAAAAAATCAGCAGGGGGGCTTGACAAGCGGGGCAATCTGGCATATAATCATGGCATCTTGCTTCTCCGCTCTGCTCCTCTGCTGATTCTCCTGATTGTCCTCACGCGCTTGCCGCTCTCAGGCGTTCGGGGACGCGCGGTTCTTCCTCGCCGCTCGTTTTCCTGTTCCCGACATTCGCGCCGGGGACATCACTTTTCGCCCTTTTCAGCATCCACCTTGTCCGCCATGCGCTTTAAGCTATCACGTTCCTTGCGCTCCTGCCGCATCCGACGTTCCGCCTTCGCGGTGAGATACTCAACGTAGTCCATCGCTTCACGCACAACGTCATCCGGCGCACCCATCAGCTTGGCGATAATCGCCTCGCAGGTTGCGTCGAGAATCGGGCGGTCTGACGTTCCTTGCGGGTTGTCGGACAGTCCGCAAAGGTAGTCGGTGGTCACGCCGAGCGCTTCGGCGAACTTCACGACGCTGTTAATCTCAGGCGTAATGGTTCCACGCTCATAGCACGAATACGTCGCTTGCGACACTCCAACGATGCTTGCCATTTCGGCTTGCGTCTTTTTTTTTACCTTTCTCGCTTCCTTGAGCCTATCTCCAAGCATGAAAACACCTCAAAAAATTTTTTTGCGTATTATCTTGACATATAAAATTGAGTGTGCTATTATTAGCATTGATAATAAGCACTGATTGGAGGGATGCGGATGCAGAACCGCGTGCGGGAGTTCCGCGCAAAGAAGGGCTTTACGCAGATGCAGCTTGCGTGCGAAATCGGATGTGAGCAGGGGCTTGTGTCTCTGTATGAGAGGGGTGTAAATACCCCGTCACTGCATAACGCTCTTCGCCTTGCACGTGCGCTTGGCACGACGGTCGAAGCCCTGTTCGGCGGTGAGGCTGATGGCTGAGAAGCTGCGGCACTTTCTCCACGTCGCCGGGGTTCAAGGAATCAGCGTCGCCGCGCTGTCCGAAAAGTCGGGTATCTCGAAGCCGACTATTTACCGATACGCCAACGGACAGGGAAGTCCAACTGTTGACGCGATGAAGCGCATTGCGAAAGCCCTCGGATGCACAGTCCGAGAGACATTCCCGGAGGTTTACGGCGAGAAAGCGGACGTGCCGACCGTCAACATTACGGACACGCAGCCCATCAGCACGGCAAAGCTGGCGATGCAGTACGGCATGACAACGCGCGAATTCAATCAGGCACTTTTCCGCGCTGGTATCCAGATACAGCGCTCTGATGGTACTTGGGTGGTCGCCGGGAACTATGCCGACATGGTGACTTACAAGCCCGTCAAAACGGAGAACGGCACTGTGCGGCTGTTCGCAATGTGGACGCTGACGGCGCGAAAGGTGATTCAATCCTTGCTGGAGGAGCAAGGGATAGTTCCGGCGGACGGCGTGAACGTGGGGTCGTCGGAGCGCCCGACAAGATAGTCGAGCGACACGCCGTAGAAGTCGGCGAGGGCTATCAGGCAATCAAAAGACGGCGAGCGTTCGCCGTACTCATAACGCTGGTAGCCCAAGGCTGACATTCCAACGGCGGAATAGACTTGTTTCTGCGTCAACCCGCGCTCATGGCGCAGATGCTTTAATCGTCCGGGAAAATCCATGAAGCACCTCCAAAAAACGCTTGACATAACCATTTGGTAGTGCTGTAATAAGGCTACCGAACGGTTATGTAGAAAGAGGGGGCGAAGGTTGAGAAACGTTCGGATGGTTGAAGCACGGAAGCTCTGCGGAAAGACGCAGGAAGCCGTTGCGAAAGAGGTTGGCATTTCGACGCTTGCGTTTCAGCGCTACGAGGGTGGACAGCGAACCCCCAACGTTACGACAGCAATTCGCATTGCCGATGCGCTGGGGGGAGTGGACATTAGGGTGTTATTTGGTTGATGAGGGTGCGATGAGACCGGAGAGATTTCCGCAATCGTACCCGATATAGCCGAGATAATCATCACTGTCTGGGTCTTGAAATAAAACAGTGATTTTCAGCTTCTCTTTGTCACAAGGCAGCTTGTCCACTAACTTTGATAAAAGGTACTTCTGAAACTCCAAGCATTGATTTAATGCGGCGGAATCTCCATCATTTAACAAGTCAGTAAATATGCTGGGGTAAATTGAATCAGTAATGATAGAGTATCCGGAATCCGCAGAGTATAAAATCATGTAGTCATCCTTAAAAACCCCGTAGGTGTCAATAAGTTCGCGAAGTATCGCAGGGTTCGCTCCGGCTTTTACATAGTTGTTGTTTTTGCTGATTGCAACATAAGGCGTGTTACACGAAAATTTACCATTGAATGCGGTAAATGTATAATACGCAGACTCTTGCTTATCTGTAACGTCAACAAACTTTACTGTCAGCTGTGAATGGGTGCTATAATTAAGCCAAATATAGCGTGCGAACTGGATAAAAAGCGAAGTATATCTATCAATGAGTCCTTGAAAAGCGGACGGGTAGCAGTTCTTGTAGGTAACAAAATCGTCGTGGATAATTTTAACGTCAAAGTTGTCCATGTTCGATGATATGGATACAGAGTCAAAAATGCTATCATCAAGGATGGATAAAAATTCGACAACCTGCGTATCTGTAAGTCCACCCTGCACCGGCTGTCTTTCGGCAAACGCGGAAACGCAGGAAGCCATCAGGCAGCAGAGAGCCAGCAGAACGGAAACAAACTTCTTCATCGTGAAACCCCTTTCGTGTTTTGGAGGTGTGAACGTGTATCAGAGCAAACGGCAGTTGAAAAAGCAGATTCAGGATTTGAAGGAGCGCATCGAGTACTTGGGAAAAGAGAACTTCGCGCTTCGCAAGGAAACGTACATGAGCGAGGGATTGTTAAAGAGTAACCCGCTTTTGAGCTGGTACGGCAAGGAGTTGTGCCTTGCGTTCGGGCGAATCCTCGTTGCTCCGCGCTATATGCAGCTGGACTTCGACCAGTACAGCAAGTATATGCGCGATGTGCTGGACTACCTGAAAGAAATCAGGCTACTTGAAGAGAGCTATCAGCGAGAGAATCAAGCTGACGGCGGAGATGCCGACGGGAAGCAGGAATCGCAAGCAACTTGACTCGTACTGCTCCATTTCATCCAGCGCGTGACGGTTCAGCTCCGGCACATAATCCGGAGGACGTGCATCAAGGTCGGATGGGTGCGGCGGCTGTGGCTCCAAGAAGCCAGATGAACGCAACCGCGCAAGCTGTTCCGCCGAAAGCTGTTTGCCGCGCTGAAAGTCACGGCAGAGACGATATTCCGACGCAAGCAAGGCATACTCACCTCCATTCCTGCATAGGATATGACCGCGTAGCAATCAGTCCTGATTTTGAGGGAGGACGATTTCGCCGTGCTTGTCCTCATAGTCCGCGATGTGCTGACGCATCAGCATCTCCAATTCGCGGTTGACGGTTCGGAGGTTCTTTTGCGCAACCACGCGGAACTTGTCAAGCGTCTGCTTGTCGGTGCGGAGCGTAAACTTCGGGAGGTCGGACGGCAAGGGAATCACCACCTTCAAAAAAATTTCGGGCAGCACCTTGACAGCAAGGTGACGGCACTATATAATAAAAGAGAGGTGACGGCACAATGACGGCAGACAGCAGGAAAGTCACACTGCGAATGGGCGCGGGGCTTCATCGCAAGCTGCAAGTCCTTGCAGAGCGCGAAAACCGAAGCGTCAACCAGCAGATGATTCACATCATCCAGCACGCCATTGATGGGAGCGAGAAGTAGTCTGGGCGACATAGGCGGAAGCGAAAAAGGCTTCGCGCGAAAGCAACGTCTAATTCGCACAAAAACGCCCGCAGGAGCGCTTGTAAGTCCGAACTGGTATTTCCTTACCTGACGGGCTGGAAGCACTCAGAGCACCGCTTTTGCCCTTGTAGAGTGTGTGTCCAGCGCAAACGCGCATCAGGAGCGGGATTTGATGAACTCGATGTACTTCATCACATCCGCACGCTGGAGCGCGGAAAGAGACTTTACCTGTTCCATCAGCGGGTCGAAGTCGGGCGGCGAGAACGCGTTCTCATTACGTCCAACGAGCGTATCGAGCGAAACGCCGAGGACATCCGCGATTGCGAGAAGCCGCGTCGGAACGGGGTTGCTTCTTCCAGATTCGTAGTTCTGGATTGTTATCTCTGCGACATTGGCGCGTTCTGCAAGCTGCTGCTGTGTCAGCCCGTTCGAGAGCCGCAGAGCAAGCAGAATTTCCGGGAACGGCACGGTGCATCACCTCACTTGCGCGGGTTCGCCCGGACGTATCGAGCGTACCGCATGACTTCTTCCCGGTCTGACGGAGCAAGCGCGGAAATCTCCAAGTAGAGCGTGTCTGTTTCTTTGGGAGACGGCGCACCGTCGCACCCGGCAAGGTAATCGTAGGAAACGCCGAAGAGGTCAGCGACTTTCCCGAATACCTCAACGCTGGGAGAACGCTGGCACTTCTCCAACTGCGTCACGGACGCGCCGGAGATACCAAGCGCATCACCAAGCGCCGCAACGGAAAGCCCTGCTTGCTTGCGCAACGCCAAAAGGCGGGAAGCAAATTTTTCTCGTGAAAACATTGCAAACCTCTTGACATCAACGCAAAGTTGATGTATAATGGCAACAAGCAAGCGGAAAGCACTTGCTGAGAGTTGATGAGAAGGGAGCAACAATGAGAACCGCATTAAAGCGGGTCAGAGCCTTGCAAGGCTGGTCGCAAGCCGATGTTGCAAAGCAACTCGGAATTACGGTACAGGCTTATAGCATGATTGAGACTGGGAGGCGTGACCCGTCCTATCCTGTGTTGGTAGCGCTGGAGGACGTATTTCACACTTCCCACCGAGTACTACTGAGAGAGGAGTGACACGGAGATGCCACACGCAGACCCGGCAGGATTCGTCCTTTTGGGCTTGAGCATCGCACTCATCGCCGCGCTATGGCTGATTAACGAGGTAGCAACCTACATCAGCGTAGAGCGCGAGGGACGCAAGTCGCAAAGATGACAGAATCCTGCACACAAAGCATAACACAAGGGGATTGACAAAATCAAACGTCTATCCCCAAAGAAGAAGAAAAATCAAATTTTTTTAGCGAAAAACTTGACCGCTGGGCAAGTTAAGGAAAGGAGAAACGTTGGTAAACATTAGAAACCTTGCGGAAAGCAGGGGGTTGAAGATGGCGGACATTGCGCGAATCACGGGTATTTCGGAATCAATGCTTTCGCGGATTGCGAATGGTGAACGCAACGTCACGCCGAAGGTTGCAAAGCAGCTTGCGCCGACTTTGGGCGTGGATTGGTGGACACTTATCGAATAACAGCGCGAAAAGCGCAAAGATAGAAAGGGGTATCACAACAATGAACAGTGAAGTTATCAAGGTGCAAATTGCGAATCGTCTGCTGGACGAGTACGGCAAGGACATCCAGAGCCAGTGCATGGGTGATTGTGTATCGCGCGGGGACGCGAACAAGGCGATTTTCGCCATCCGCCAGAGCGCGCAGAAGCTGAAAGCCATGACGCGCGACGAGTTCGCGAAGCTGGGGGGCTGGGACTACATTAGCGAGGCATACGGCGCGTATGAAGCCGTTATGGAAGCCCTGCTGTTGGCTGTTAAGTACGAAATGGCGGTTGCCGTCTAAGGGGGAGGAAAAGGGTAATGCTTGTTATTCCGGAAAAGGTCGTTCCAAACGCAGAGGCGCGTTCGGCAATCTGGGAAGCGAACATGGTCGACGATGTGTTGCTTCGCAATGCACCCGAAATCATCCGCAACCTCGACATGGTATGCGACAGCAAAAGTTTTGCAAGCCGCGTCTGGAACGAAATCGTGTATAGTACGCGAGTTGGGCGGAAAGAAAAGCACAAGGAAATGTTCCAGCGGTGTAGCGTCGGGGATGAATGGAAAGACCGCTATCACAACGCGAATGCCGTTTACAGAGCGTATGAGAGCGCGATGGACAAGCTGCTTGCCAAAACAAAGCAACTGAGGGAGGCTAATCAAAATGACTGACTTCCAACGAGCAACCGGGGTAACGATGCAGCCGGAGGAAGGCGAGGGCTTGCGCTGGTGTCCCATCGACGCGGTAATCGTCAAGCAGATTCGCAACCATCTGGGAGACAGCGCCGCAATGCGGATTGTCTACGACGCTGTTTGTAACATGGCGGGCATCAACACGCCGGACGACATCACCAAGCTGACGTTTGAGCGGGCGTATAGCCGCGCATTGTCCGAGACGGGACGGTATCAGGCGGGGGAGATTGACGCACAGGGCAATTTCATCGCGGAGGTAATTGCGACGGCTTTCGCCCTTGCGCCTACTGAAATGATAACACAGAAGGGGGCGAAGTAAATGCCGGAATTTCGCGGTTATGAGCTGCGAACCGCCAGAGAGCAAGCAGGGCTGCGCTTGTGGCAGGTGGCGCAGGAAATCCACACATCGGAATCGTGCATCCGCCGCTGGGAAGGAGACGAAGCAGAGCCGTCGCCAGAAGTCATCGACCAGCTTGAGGAGCTGTACAAATGCCCTATGCTTTGGCATCGCTGGATGCTGTCACACAGCGACAGTTATCGGCGGCATTACAGCCCTGTCAGCGACACAACCACGATGGGGAGCGTCCTGCGGAATCGCTACGCAATCGAGGACATCTTGCGATTGCAGGAAGCCATTGAGCGCGACGTGAGCGACGACGGAAAAATCGACAACATGATGAACCGCGACAAGTATGTCGAGTTAATCAAAAAGGCGGTTGCTTGCCTGTCTGACACGCTTGCCAGAATCGAGAAGCGAGGTGGCGCGAAATGACGCAGTACCTCAACACCGAGCGCGTCGCCGAAATCCTCTGCATCAGCAAGGAGAGCGCCCGGAAATTCATGCGCGAAATGCCGCACATCTGCATCGGCGGAAAAGCGCACGAAACCATCCGCGTAACGGTCAGCGACTTTGAGCAGGAGATGGAGCGGCGAAAGCGTTACCCGACGCAGGAGCAGGAGAATGAGGTCATCCGCCAGCGGAATAAGCGCAACGACCTTGTGGCGCGCGGACTGATGAACCCTGACGGCACAATTGCACGGAGAAGGGCATAAAAAAGCGCCCGTGACGCGGGTACAAAGCGCGGCACGAGCAGACAGAAAGGGTAATGTGGCGGTTAAGCCACTGCCATTCTAACACAAAAACGAAAGGAAGTCAACATATATGGAACAGTTTATTAGCAAAATCGAGGAAAACGAGCAGGAAGAACGCGCGGGGTTTGTCATCGACAACGACCAGAAAGCGGACTGGGCGGTTCGCCGCATCGCGGAGCTGGAAGCCGACACGCAGAAGTGGAAGGACTACTACAAGGCGCAGAGTGAGCGCGTGGCGCAGTCCAATCAGCAGCGCATTGACTACTTTACCGCCCTGCTGGAAAGCTACTTCGACACCGTGCCGCACAAGGCGACGAAGACCAGCGAGAAGTACAAGCTGCCGAGCGGCGTTCTGGTCCGCAAGGCGCAAGCGCCGGAGTACGAGCGCGACGATGCGCAGATTATCGCGTGGTGTGCCGAGAATGCGCTGTCCTGCGTGGAGAACGTGCCGAAACTCAAATGGACAGCGCTGAAAGGGCTGATTACAGAGAACAACGGACAGGCGATTGATGAAATTACGGGCGAAGTCGTTCCCGGCATCAAAATCATCCCGCGCGACCCGGTTTTCGCGGTGCAGAAGGGGTGAGCAAAATGGCAAGACGCTGCTGCCTGTGCGGGGCATATCTGGATAGCGGGGAGCGCTGCGACTGCGGATGCAGCCAAACGGACGAAGTGCCGCGAGGGTGCAGGAAGCCCGTGCGAAGGGTTGATGAAGCCAGCCGCACGGGAGAGGATTGGCGCTGGGAGAAGTACATAAACGAGCAGTATCAGAGATGGTACGAGTGCTGACAGGAGGAACGAGCATGGAAAACGGGCAGATTTACGCCGCAATCAGCGCGGCGATGGCGGACATTTCCGCAATCGGCAAGGACAAGTACAACCAGCAGCAGGGTTTTAAGTTCCGCGGCATCGACGATGTGATGAACGCCTTGAAACCCATCCTGACGAAAAACAAGATTTTCACTGTTCCACAGGTTTTGGAGCAAACGCGAGAAATTAAGGTAACGGCGAAAGGCGGAGAACTGCGTTACAGTCTGCTGAAAATCGCGTTCCGCTTCTACACCACCGACGGCAGCTTTGTCGAGGCGGTGACGCTGGGCGAAGGCATGGACAGCGGCGACAAGGCAAGCAACAAGGCAATGGCGATTGCTTACAAGTACGCGCTTTTCCAGGTGTTCTGCATCCCGACCGAGGAGATGACCGACCCGGACGGCGAGAGCTACGAAACCAAGCACGAGGCGAAGCACGAACAGCCGAAGCCGCAGCCAAAGAACGCAGAGAACCCGGCAGAAACGCCGACGAACTACATCATGCGCGAATGCAGCAACATCGGCATGGATATGCAGGAGTTGGGCAGAGTTCGCGCCGCGCTTGTGGAAGCAAACATCGTCCGCAACATCCCGACGAAAGAGATGACGATGGCGGACGCAAAGGCGCTGATGGACGCGGTGAAAGCTAATTTCCGGGAGGCGTCATGATGAATAGGGCAGAACGCAGAAGAGCGGCGCGGGACATGACCCACGCCACGCAGAGCATCATGAGAGCGCGGGGAGGCTACGAACGCGAGTATGAGCGAGGAGCGAAGGACGCGGAACGCCACGCAATCAAGATGATTTTTGCCGGAATGTGCCTTGCGATGAAAGAGGAGTTCGGATTCGGCGCACAGCGGATTCATCGGATGCTGACGGCGACGCAAAAGTATCTTCAACCAGGTGCGTACTTCACAACAGCCGAACTGATTGATGAGGTGCTGGAAAAGACGGGCATCCGACTGGATTTCGACGACCCGTTTGACATGGTGGAGCGAATCGAGAAAGGGGAACGGCGATGAATGTAGTCAGCAACGTGGAAATCATGGGGCTTGTGTCGAGCGTAAAGGCAAGCCGCTATCCGATGGCAACCGATACGGAGAATTGTAGCACGGAAGTCACAGAGCGGACGATGGCACTTGCCAACTGTCCAACAGGAAGCGGACACGACCAATTTTTGACGGGAATCGTCGTACAGTTCGACCTCACGTTCACCGTCAAGGCGTGGGTGGAAGCCGAGCGGTATCATTTTCTGGACTTTGTTTCAAGCCAGTCCACCATGCACCGCATAACAAGCATGGACATCGACGAGCAGTGCATTGACTATGTGCGCCGTGAAACAATCGAGCTTGTGGAGAAACTGGTTGCGGAGTACAAGGAAGCCCCAACGCCGGAACGGTATCTTGCAGTCCTCTACAACGTGCCTGTTGGCTTGCGGCTGACGGCGCGGATGACTACCAACTATCGGCAGCTCAAAACCATCTATCAGCAGCGTGGAAATCACCGTCTGCCGGAATGGAGGGCGTTCTGCGCATGGATTAAGACGCTTCCGAGAGCGGAGTTTATCACAGGAAAGCGAGTTGACGCGGATGGCTGAACGCGGGGAAGCATATCGCGAATATCAGCGGGCTTACTATCAAGCGCACAAAGAAGAGCTTCAAAAACGTCATCGAGAATATTACTGGAAAAACAAAGAACAGCGGCTGAGATATAATCGCAAGCATTACTTAGCGCATAGAGAAAAAATCTGTAAAGCTGCACGGGAACGTTATTACAAACTTCAAGCAGAACGCATGGAGAAAGGGGCGGAAAAGCTGTGAGAGGGGGAAAAGAATGCCTAAAGAAGAACTTATGCCACGATGCCCGTACTGCGACGATGAAATGAAATACGTTTTCCTCGACATGGCAAGAAGAACCGCGCGGCTCCGCTGCCCGACGTGCGATTCAGAATTTCCGCCAAAGGAGGAAGAAATGACGATGGCGACTAAGCCGCGAAATCGCGTTCTGACGTGCGCCGAAGCCGTTAAGCAAAACAAAAAGACGGCGATTTTGTGGCTTGAACTTCGAGACAACATCCCGATTTGCGCATGCCTAAAAACGGCTGTATATCCGTGGCGCGTTATACCCAGCAACATCGGCATTGGTTCATTTAACGTCTACATGGGGGACTACGGCGTAAAGTGGCGATGCTGGGAGAAAGAGCCGACACGCGAGGAAACCAAACGCGCGCCGTGGAGTGAGCCATGATTGCGACAATCGGCAAGGTCATCGAGCAACCGGACAGCCTGACAATCCAGACTGTCCGCCCCGATGCGGAAAACTTATCCGATAACGTCACGGTGCTTTGGCAGGACTGCCGCACAATAAGTCCAGAGCAGCGGCGCAAAGCGTGGGCGCTGATTGGCGAAATAGCAGCCGCGACGGGATACATCGGGCAGGGCGACAAGAGCGACCTAAACACGATGCTCAAGGCGGAGTTTCTGCGAGCGCGGATTGATAAGCTACAAGCGGAGGCAATCAAGGCATTTAGCCTGTCCGACGTGGATATGACAACTGCGCGGCTTTACATCGACTGGCTGGTTGAGTTCTGCGTTATCAACGACATCCCGACAAAACAGCCGCTTGTGGAGTATGCGGAGGACATCGGCGCGTATATCTATGCTTGCGTGATGCACAAGCAGTGCGCCATCTGCGGACGCAGACCGTCAGACCTGCACCACTGGGAGCGCGTCGGCATGGGTGCAGACCGCACAGAAATCAATCATATCGGGCTGAAGTGCGAACCGCTTTGCCGGGTACATCACACAGAGTGCCACACGATGGCACAGGCGGATTTCGACGAGAAGTACCACATTCAGCCCGTAAAAATCGACGAGAAAATAGCGAAGCTGTATAAACTTGGAAGGAAAAGCAATGAACAAGCTGACAATCATCGGAAATCTAACGCGGGACGTTGAGTTGCGCACGACGCAGAGCGGCAAGAGCGTCGCCAATTTCACGGTTGCTGTCAATCGCCGCGCGAAACCGGGCGAAAAGGCGGAAGCAGACTTCTTCCGCGTGTCCGTCTGGGACAAACAAGCGGAAACGTGCCAAAAGTACCTTGCCAAGGGACGCAAGGTGTGTGTGATTGGCAGCGTCAGCGTCAGCACATACAACGCCAACGACGGAAGCACACGCGCGACGCTGGAAGTATTTGCGCAGGACGTTGAGTTTCTGGACAGCGCGAAACAGGATGCACCGCAGACGGAAGCACACGGAGCGGCTCAACCGCCCGCGCCGCAGTACACCCCGGTATACAACGAGGATTTGCCGTTTTAACGGCGGCTGATGGAGGTAGAAAATGGCGAAGGTAAAGTATGTGCCGATACCGCTCGATATGGCTGACGACATCGAAGAACTGTCCGACGAGGAAATCGGGCTTGTTGTCAGGGCGTACCTGCAATATGGAAGGAGCGGAGAAACGGCTGAAATGCCGCGTACAATCAAGTACCTTTATAACGCACTTGTCCGTGAACTGGACAGAGCGAGCGAGGAATATGAGAAAAAAGTTGCGGCTGGCAAATCAGGTGGGCGTGGTCGCCCAAAGAAAGAACTGCCCGAAGAAATCCAGCAGCCAGAACAGGCACAGCTCAACCCCAAACAAGAGCAGAAACCAGAAGTGCACACCCCTGCACCCTTCATCAGCGACGAAGCAGCCGCAGAAATCCAGCAAGGCACAAACGAGGTGCTGGACGAAGCGAAACGGCAGGGATTCCCCGACACGACGGCGACAATGGAGACGCTCAACCAGCTTGTGGCGGACAACAGCGCGGAAGAGGTGCTGGAATGCGTCAAAATCGCCGGAGAATCTGGGAAGCCTAACATTCGATACCTTAAAGGCGTAATCAACGGACGCGCGAAAGAAAAACAAAAGGAAGCGCAACGAGAGCAAGCGCGGATTGAGGCGGAAAAGCACCCGATAAGGTTTATCAATAGCACAGATGAAATTGAAGGGCCCGAACCGCCGAAAATCAAACAGAGAGATGTATTCATGAGTTGCGTCAAAAAACAGCCAATGGAGCATCCAGAGGTACGGACAAAGCTGGAAGAATTAGCGAGAGCGTGGAGTAGTTAAAGATGGACGCATACATCAATGAGGACGCGGAAAAAAGCCTGATTGGGCTTGCGATGCAAGATGCAATCGTGGCGCAGGAAGTTGCCGCACTGCCTGATGCACTCTTTGGCTTAAAGCAGATGCAAGCCTGTCAGCTCGGAATCATGCGACTTGTGAAGCAAGGAAAAAACGTTGACCTTGTAACGCTGGATGCAGAAGTGCAATGCGACTTCCAAGATACCGCCCTCTTGATGCAGTGCGTACAGATGGGCATTTCGCCTGTAATGTCCCGGCAGTACATAGCGATTTTGGCAGAGTGCGCAAAACGCCGCGAACTTGCGACGCTGGCGCGAAAAATCCTGCAAGATGTAGGAAATCCGGGCGTGTCGGTTGCAGCGCTGCAAGCGGATTGCGCAGCGGCGGCACAGTCGTCAACCGCTGTCAACGACGGGGTGACGATGCATGAAGCGTCGCTCATGCTTGCAAATTCTTTCGACAAGAAAGATGGCGTGACATGCGGAATCGCAGACCTTGACGTAATGCTGGGGGGCTTTAAGCCAGGACAGCTAATCTACATCGGCGCACGTCCGGGTGTCGGTAAAACGTCGCTGGCTATCTGCATGGCGAAGTACGTTGCGGAGCACGGCGGCGGGGTGCTGCTTGTGTCGCTGGAAATGAACCCAGTGGAAATTGCAGCGCGTTTCATGGCGAACGAATCCGGCGTTGACTTGCAGAAAATTTCCACGGGCAAGATGGAGTTAGAAGATTTCGCGCAGATTTCGCCATGCTATCAGGCGCTTGCAGATTTACCAGTTACCATCGAAGAAAGAGCAGTTACACCGCTTCAAATCCGAAACGCGGCGGCAAAAATGAAAGCGAGCAAGCAGGGGTTGAGCCTGATTGTGGTTGATTATATCCAACTCATGCGAGCCGACGAGAAGTGCGGAAATCGTACGGAGGAGGTAACGCAAATCAGCCGCGAGTTAAAGCTGATGGCGATGGATTTAGGCGTTCCGCTGCTCTGTATGACGCAGTTTAACCGCGAGAGCGAGAAGGGATTCGGCAAAGCGACAAGAAGCGAGCCGGATATGTCACAAGCGCGAGACAGCGGCGCGATTGAGCAGGACGCGAACGTGTTTCTCATCCTGCACGAGCCGGAAGAGCCGCAGGACGAGAACAGCGACAGATGGCAGATGTATCACAATTGCAAAGCGAACGGTTTGACGTGGCAAACGTGCCGAATCAGGAAGAACAGAAACGGCGCAACGGGGCTTGTGCATCTGGGCTTCGACAAGCCGCATATGCGGTATACTTGCCTAAAAAAGGACTAAAAGGAGGAAAGCCATGTACAACATCATCGTTTTCGAGAACAAACGGTTTGGAAACATTCGGACATTCGTCGAAGAAGGAAAACAAGAGCCGTGGTTCGTGGCGGCGGATGTGTGCCGAGCGCTGGAAGTCAAGAACGCACGGGATGCAGTTGCCCGTCTGGACGACGACGAAAAGAATACCGTCGTTTTAACCGACGGAAATCGCGGCAATCCAAATGTGACCGTCGTCAGCGAACCCGGTCTGTACGCACTCGTCCTCAGCAGTCGCAAGCCGGAGGCGAAAGAGTTCAAGCGCTGGATTACGCACGATGTCATCCCATCAATCCGAAAGAGCGGCGGCTACATCGCAGGGCAGGAAGATATGAGCGACGCTGACCTGATGGCGAAAGCCCTGATTGTTGCCCAGCGACAGATTGAGCAGCGCGACAAGCAAATCAAGGAGATGCAGCCAAAGGTGCTGTTCGCGGATGCTGTGAGCGCAAGCAAAACAAGCATCCTTGTGAACGAGATGGCGAAGCTGCTGCAGCAGAATGGCGTTGAAATCGGCGAAAAGAAGCTGTTCAAACTCCTGCGCGTGAACGGATATTTGTGCAGCAAAGGAGAGCTTCACAACTGCCCGACGCAAAGAGCTATGGATATGGGACTTTTCGAGATAAAGGAAACGGCTATCACAACGTCGGACGGCAGCGTAATACTGCGGCGAACGCCGAAAGTGACGGGCAAAGGGCAAGTGTACTTCATCAACAAGTTTAAGGGGGGATGGGCGTAATGCAAGTAAAACCAAAGCCTTGCCCGAATTGCGGAAGCAAGTACGTGGAAATGTGGACTAAATTTTTCGGCAGTAACGGTTTTGAGGTAAGATGCTTGGACTGTGGCTATATCGGTGAACTTGGTAAAACAAGAGCCGCAGCCGTGAGAGCGTGGAACAACGACGAAAGGAGAAAGAAGAATGCAGGATTATAAACTGAAACCGTGCCCGTTCTGCGGGGGACGAAAAATCGAACTGGTAGAGCCTGAGTATTTTTTCAGCAGTTGGTTTTGCGAATGCACTGCGTGTAGACAAGCCATTGCAGCAGGAAAAACGCTGGAAACGGCAATGAAGAAATGGAATCTCCGTGCGCCGGGATGGTTTTCCGTGGATAAGGTGCTTCCGCTGAATAGAAAGCACGTCATCGGATTTGATGCAGAGGGCAGGTGGGTCTATCCATGGTTGTATTTTCACTCAGACACAAAGGAGTTTCTTGACGAACTGGACGACGACAAGCTCGTGAAAATCACGCACTGGATGCCATTCCCGGAAGCGCCGTGGGAGGAAAGCGACAATGAGTAACGAGAAGTTCCCTGTGTTTTGTCCGTATTGTGGGGCGAAGATGCTGCTAAAAAACGAAATCTTTAACTTGCAAGCAACGGACGGGAATCGCGCGCGGTACTGGTACAGATGTCGCAACGAAGGCTGCGAATGCGATAGCCCAACACGAAAAACAGCAGAAGAAGCATACAAAGCGGCAATGAAGCGACGGCAAGAGCCAAATCGGGTGCTGACGCTGGATGAATTGCAAACGTATATCGGTTACGCTTGGTATGAAGGAGACCATAAGTGGTATCACAGCAGCTTTGATTATCCGGTTTGGATTGAGAATGGGAAGTACAACTACGAAGGAGATTTGTACGATATACCTGATGTGGAAGGACGCTTCTGGCTGCGGAAGCCGACGGAGAATGAACGCGAAGCTGCGAAGTGGCTGCCGGAGGAGAAGAAGAATAAGAAGGATGGCGAAGACGATGAATAAATACAAAAACCTGCCGCGTTGTCCGTGGTGCGGATACATGATGCGCCTGAGAAAACTTAACAACAACGACACAGTTTACGCGGCATACTATCGCTGCACCAACTGCAACGCACCGTCGCCACAAGTATATGCAGGGGGCGCAGAAGACGTAGAGAGCAAGGCATACAAAGCAGCGACAAGTCCTTTCTGCAATCCGGGGAATCGGGAACTGACGATGGAAGAGGTGCGACAAGAACGCCTTGTGTGGTCAATGCTGGAAGATAGTGATTCGCTCTATATGCTGTGCTGGTACGCGGAAAATGATTTCTTCGACTTCTTCATCGTGCTGGAATCGCCAATGCGGACGTACGACGCGACGCAACCGACAATAATGCAACTGATAAAAGAGCCGAAAGAGTGCAGGAAAACGCGGTTTTGGCTAAGAAAGCCGACAGAGGAAGAACAAAAAAAGAATGGAGGGAACGGGAATGAGTGAGAAAAAGCCGATGCCGAAATGTCCGTACTGCGGCGGAGAAATGCGCTTGGAGGACAACGAGGATGTGCTGTTCGGCTTTGAAGGTGAGGAGAAAATGTATTGGTATCAATGCAATACGCCGTCGTGTGGCATTCACAGCCCTGCGAATCATACGAAAGCCGGTGCTTACAAAGCAGCCATGACGCGCTGTCAGGAGCAAAACCGCGTGCTGACGCTGGATGAAGTGTTTGTAATTGCAAGTAGCGACTACAATACTCCGGAGCAAGAGACAGTTTTATGGTTGGAGCGCCGTGTCGAGGAGGGAGGATATGCTACCATTCCAAATATTTTTGCAGAAGACGGTAAAATTGTCGCTGAATTTTCTGGCATTGGCTTTGAGGTCGCGTTAATTACGGAAGGTTATGGTAAACATTGGCGGTGCTGGCGGCGCAAGCCGACGAAAAACGAGCGGGAAAACACGCCGTGGGAGGACGAAGGAAGATGAATGAGTACAAAAACCGTGTGCTGTCCCTTGCAGAACTTGCGGTAAGCGCAGGAACGCTCGTGTGGATTGAAGATAACAACGGAGAAGACGAGCCGTGCGTACATGCGCGAATGGTAACGTACTGGGAAGGTAAAAGCCACCGCATATATTTCGACGGCGGACGCACATGGTACGCCGATTACACCTACGGTGAGACGTGGCGCTGCTGGCTGCGCAATCCGACAGATGAAGAGCGAGCAGCAACGCCGTGGGAGGGAGAAAAGGACGATGACGACTAAGCCGCGAAATCGCGTTCTGACGTTTGCCGAAGCAATCACGCAGAACCAAAAGACGGCGCGTGTGTGGCTGGAACGTCGCGATAACAGCTCGATTCTCGCGTGGTTCAAGATGGGCGGAAATTTGTGGCAAGTCATTCCTTACTACAATCTCGGAATTGGTTCGTTTTTTGTCTATCCCACCACTTACGGCGTAAAGTGGCGGTGCTGGGAGAAGGAGCCGACGCCGGAGGAAATGCAGGACACGCAGTGGGAGGAAAGCGATGGCTGACCGAAAAATCACGGCTATGCACCGCGAGTACGGAAAAGACATTGCGCACAGGTGCGCAGACTGCCCGAATCTCTGCATCTATGTAACGTCGAGCCATACGCTATATAAGTGCATGGCGTATGGCGTGAGCGCTTCCGCGGCGACTGACTGGGCGAAGCGCTGGACAGCTTGTGGATTGTACGGAAAAACGCTTGCGATTGATTGTGTGCCGCTCATGAAGCGCCTGAAATCTGCAAGGCGGCAGGAAGAGCCGCTTGATGGGCAAATTACATTCTTGGAGGAACGCTGATGAATGATAAGTGGATTCCGGTATCCGAGCGTCTGCCTGAGGAAGGCACGCTGGTCTTGGTGCTGTGCCGATACGAGCGCGCGACCGGCAAGTTTCCCATTACGTATGAGCGGTACGACCCGCGCAGCAATATGTGGCACGATGGCTGTGCGCAATACTGGTTTCCAGTGCCGGAAGTGCAGGAGAAAAGCTGATGAAAACTGTGACGCTGCCCGCTGCGGTGATTTTCGGCGCGCTGATTGGGCTGGGGCTGACGGGCTTCCTGCTGGCGAAGGAAACGCGACCGTGGTACGTTTACATTCTGCTGGCGCTCGTCAACTGTATCATTTCGATTTTGGTGTACGCCGGAACGGATGCGCTTGCGGCGTGGTTAGGGGGATGACGATGACGGTTATCGGCGTGCTGTGTCTGCTGGCAGCTGTGGTCTGCGCGGCGTGTGCATTTATCAATAAGGAGTGATGCTTGTGAAAGAATTGCAAGATGAGATTGTGACGGTTGTGTTCTCCGAGCTTCTCCGAGCGCAGAAAGAGCATGGGGAGACGTTCAACTCTATGCCGGAGGCGTTCTCCGTGATTTGGGAAGAAGTCGAGGAGGTGAAGGAGGATATGCAGCGCGTTATCACAAAGGCGAACGACATTTGGCTTGCAAATCGCCGGGACGATGTAGAAGCGTTTCAGGTGTACGCGGACAAGATGGCGACAGCGGCTTCCTTGCTGGCTTGCGAAGCCGTACAGGTTGCCGCTATGTGCATCAAGGCGCAGAAAGGAGGTGCAGCATGGTCGAAAGGCAAGAATGGCTGAACGCGCTGACAATCTGCCCGGTTTGTAACGCAGTGATGAAGCGATACACTACGATTGATGTGCAAGGAGGCGCATGGGTAAAATGTACAAATCCAAAGTGCGGACTACACAGCGTTCTCTTTATGCCGATGTAATCCCGACGGAGGACGAAGAGCAGGAAGCCCTTTTCCGCTGGGCGGAGGCTCAAAGCGCAACGAAGCAGTGGCTGAAAGGGATGTTCGCCATCCCGAACGGCGGTTATCGCGCCAAGGCGACCGCCGCGAGGATGAAGCGAACCGGGACGCGTGCAGGAGTGCCTGACATCTTCTTGCCCGTCTCCAACGGACGCGAACACGGGCTTTTTATCGAGATGAAGCGGCGCAAGGGCGGGACGGTATCGACATCGCAGAAAGAGCGCATGAAGATGCTGACTGCCGAGGGATACCGTTGCGTTGTGGCAAAGGGCTGCCAAGAAGCAATTGACGCAATTATGCAATACATGGACGGAGAGTGAGACAATGGTGGACACCGACGAAATCCGTTACTCCTTTTGGCTGGAGAAAGAGCTGGAAAAGAACGTAAAGCGGCTTGCGGGGAACGTTTCGCGTGGATGCAAAAGCCGCCACGATGCCTACAAAGTCAGGGCGACGCAGGACGCAATCAGGCGGCTAAACGCAGAGAAGGAGGCAAACGGGGCAATCGAGAAGGTACAAGATATGCTGTACACGGAGCTAATGAGCGGACAGATTCGCCCGGCGCTGTATACAGCTATCGTCAAGGCGTTTGAAGGGGTAAAATAATCGTGGGCGGTTGCGGGAGGGGAAAATGGTTGACTTAAAACGGATGCGGTATCTCATCAGGCGGTATCCTATGGCTTGCTTGCGAGCAGAACAGGCGCGAATCCGGGCGCAGAAGCTGACGCGGACAATCAGCGACGCGCCGCGAGGGGGCGGAAGCATGAACAGCACGGAGGAAGGGTTGCTGTACCGCGTCGAGGCGCTGGAACGCAAGAACGCAATCTGGGACGAGTTGTGCAGGATGCGCGAAGAGCTTGCGCCGATAATCGACGCGCTGGAAGTTCAGGCTAAGAAGCGTTTTGCGGAAACAGATGACGAAAAAAGAGCGCGAAGAGATATGCTGGAAGTGCAGTGCATGAGGATGCGGTATCTGGAGGGACGGAGCGCCCGGGAAATCAGCTACAATCTGGCGTATTCCGAGCAGCACGTCTTCCGCGTGATTGGAAACGCGGAGCGGAAAATCCAGAGCGCGGAATAAGGCGGTCGCGCATCGAAAGGTGCGCGATTTTCTTTGCAAAAAATCTCGAAAAAAATGTGATTTGCCCCCCTTTTGACATATACAGCGGTATATGTTATAATAAATAGTGTCAGGAGGGCGGTACAAAAAATAAAGCCCCAGACAGAAAGAGGTAAGTATTATGAAGTTCGCGAGCATCAAGAAGGGCATCCGCATCACCGAGAAGATGGCGCAGAAGCTGGCTATCAACTGGTACTACGAAACGAAGAAATACTGCTACGAGTTGCAGTACGGGGACGAAACGATGGATGGCGACTACGAGCGCAGCATCGTTCGCTGGAAGAAAGGCGAAGAGTACAAGCCTTCCGAAGTCGTTGCAACGCTGGCGTGAACAGGAAGGAGGAGCAAGCACCATGTCGAACGAAGAAATTATCACCAAGTCCGCCATCAGCGCGGGCATCTTCTCCGAAGAGGAAGCCGCAACCTATATCATGAACGGGTTGCGCCTCACGATTCACACCTTCTCCGAGTGGAAGAACCACGGGTACATGGTCAAAAAGGGCGAACACGCCGCGCTGACCGTGAGCATCTGGAAGCCCAAGACGCGCAAGCAGAAGAAGGACGAAAAGAACGTTGACGCAAAGGAAGAGAATAGCGGGTTCTTCCTCACGACCGCCTACTTGTTCACCAAGCAGCAGGTGGAAGCAATCAAGCCCGCCTAATCGCAACAGAATGCCGCCTGAGAGACGACGGAGCAATCAGGAGGCATAATTATGAGCAAGACGTTAGAACGCGAGACAGGAGGCAATATGGGCATGTATTACGAAATCAACGAGGAAACCGCGAAGGCATCAAAGCTGATGATGTCACTTGACGACTACGAAGAAAACAGCACGACGAACGAGTATCGCACAATGTGCGACAGGGCGCAGGAAATCGCAGATGAGCAGAAGCAGAAGCACCCGGAATGCGCGGAGACAATCGACATGATACTCAATCGATACTGCCGGAAGTTGGCGGAGTGGATAAACCGCGAGAACGCCATTGGTACGATGTGTCCTTCTGTCATGATTGCCGGTCCGGCTGGCATCAATCGAGCGAAGAAGGAAAAGCAGATTGCTGCATATAAAAGAAACGCGGAAAAGTACGAAGAAATCAGCGGATTGATTCGCCGCATACAGAGCGTCGGAACGGGCGGAATCAAGGCAGGAGACGCAAACGCGCTGGAAAAGCTCAAAAACAAACTGGAAAACATGGAGGAATGTTATCAGACGATGAAAAAGGCGAACGCCTACTACAAAAAAAACGGAACGCTTGACGGGTTTTATCTCTTTGACGAGATAACAGAAGAAAAAATGCACGAATACAAACACAGCGGGCAACCGTTTAGTGCTTACACGCTGCAAAACTGTATCGCAGAGATACGGAGAATCAAGGCACGAATTGCAAGTATCACCGCCGTGAAGGAGGAAGGGGGCGGCGAAAAGGTAATCAAGGGAATCCGCGTGGTGGAGGATACGGACGACATGCGCATTCGCCTGATTTTCCCGGATAAGCCCGACGAGGAGACGCGAAACGCGCTAAAGGCAAACGGCTTTCGCTGGTCGCCGAAGAACAGCGCGTGGCAGCGGATGCTCAACGCAAATGGGCGCTGGGCGGCAAAGAACTTCCTTGCAACGGTAAAAGATGAGAGCAATGAGAGCTAAAAGCGTGATATAATGTAAAATGTAAAAGCAGCAAGAGAGGCGCGAGCAGTAATGCAAGCGTCTTTTTTGTTGGGAGAGGCGACTATGGAAGTGCTGCTCTTGCCTCTTCAGCGGCGGGATTTATGCGCGATGCGCTTTGTTGCGTTGGTGGGGACGCACGGACGAAGAGGAGGGGAAACTGTTGATTGACTGGAACGGCATCAAAATCGTCGAAACGGATTGCATGCTGCCGATTGACCGCGTGAAGCCATACGCGAGGAACGCGAAGCGGCATCCGCAGGAGCAAATCGACGAAATCAAGGCAAGCATCAAGCGGTTCGGCATGGCTGACCCTATCGGCATCTGGGGCAAGGAAAACCTGATTGTCGAGGGTCACGGTCGACTGGAAGCGTGCAAGCAGCTCGGCATCCCAACAGTTCCGTGCATCCGCCTTGACCATCTGACGAAGGAAGAGCGCAAGGCGTACACTCTGGCGCACAACAAAACCAACATGGACAGCGGTTGGGACTTCACGGCGCTTGACCAAGAGCTGGCGGAAATCGTTGATATTGACATGAGCGAGTTCGGTTTCGGTTCACTTGAAGAAGCGCGAGATGTCGAAGAAATCGACAACATAAAAAGCGAAGACAAGCGCATTGAACACAGAATGACAATTGATAAACAGACAATAGCACTGACCGAAGAAGAATATGATGGGATAATAACGAAGCTGGAACATTATGTAAATGAAAATGGCGTGAGTTTTGGTTTTGTAGGGAGTTTATTGCATGATTGTAATGCTTGATGTTGGCAGCCTAAAACCCGCAACGTATAACCCGCGCAAGATAAGTGAGGAACAGAAAGCAACACTCCAGGAAAGCATAAGACAACTTGGATTTGTTATGCCTGTAATTGTAAACAAAAAAAATAACACAATCATAGCCGGACATCAGCGAACAAATGCCGCCCGACAGCTTGGATTAAAATCTGTCCCGGTGCAGTTTGTGGACGACATTGATATAGGCGATGAGATACGGTTTAATCAGCTGCACAATGCAAACGCAACAAATCCAAGCAACGCGAAGTTCGCTGGAGAAACTTTTTTCGGATTCACCGAAAAACCATGCAAAGAGTTCACACCAATTTCATACAATGCGGAAAGCGTAAAACAACTGTGCATGATGATTATGAAATACGGGAACGTATTTAGCTGCGTTGTAGATGGTCAGGAAGTCATTTGTGGCGGCGACTACGTGAAAGCATGCACACTATTAAGCAAACCAGTGATGGCATACGGATTGCATCAAAAAGACGCACGAAAATACCTCAACCGAGAATATGGCGTGTATTCGTATGAAAGCTTGACCAAAAACACATATGTTCAAGGATTAGCGCAACTGTACAGAAGCCCGCAAGCGGAAAAAGGCAAGAAAGCGAACCACAGTATGCTTTACGAAACGATGGTACTTCCTTATTTGCGAGATAAGCCAAACCTATCTGTGCTTGATTTTGGATGCGGGAAAGGGGCGTATATTACACAGTTATCAAAGCATAGAAGGGCTGTAGGCATTGAGTTCTACAACAACAACAGCAAGAGCATTGATGTGACGGCAGGAAACGCAATGATTGACAAATTGTGCAAGGAGATTGCGGACAATGGTCCATTCGATGTTGTAGTGTGCGACAGCGTTCTCAACAGTGTTGACAGTTTGAAAGCGGAAAAAAGTGTGATGACGTGTTTGAACTTGTTCTGCAACGGCAAGTGCTTCATCAGCGGCAGACCACGAGATAGAGCTGATGCCCAAATGCGCGCAATGCGTTCTATATCGTTAAACAAGCGTTACAGTGAGTTTATGGATGATGACGGATTCACCGCGACATATAGAGCAGGGAATTGGTACTACCAGCATTACCAAACTAAAGAGCAAGTTCGGAATCTTGCGTTGCGTAGTGGATTTGAAATCGAAAAAATAACATGGGGGAAACACGGCGATAGCTATCAAGCCAGCATCAACAAAATAATGCAACCGTCGATAGATGAAGCGACAGCTGCATTAAATTTCGAATTTGACCTGCCATTGCCTAACGGCAGAAGTTATGGAAGGCAGGATGATATTATAGAGGCTTGCCATCGCGCCGGCATCTTGCAAAATGATGCGCGAACTGCCAATTGCGGCATGTGCAAAATGCTTTAACGCGCGAGTGCGGGTCGAACATATTTATATCATCCGTTCCGAATGATAGCTTCCGGGCATCTTTAATTACAATATGAATGCCATTGTTTTCGTCAACAACAGTGTTTCCGGGGCAATCTTCAAATGCAAGATGATAGTTTTGCTGGTAGACAAAACTGCTGGACACGCCGCATAAATAATAAACACCATGCCCAAGTTCCAAATCGTGCACTTCGGTAACACCGCCTTTGATGTGCGGATTGTAAGAGCCAAGCAGACATCTGGCACAGTGCTGCGACAAGTTAACACCTTCAACGTGCTTCAGCCACAAATATCTGAATGGCGCGGTAACAGTTAGCTGAATTATCTTCATGCATATGCACTCCTTTCGCTTATAAGTTTATCAAAAAAAACGCAAGAAGTCAATGCTATTGCAGCCAACGGAACAAAAATATTTTGTCGTGAAAAAGGTATCCGCCCATGAAAAAAGAGACTGACGTCAACCTCGACATCCCGGAAATCCACCTCCCGGACACAATCGAGCTTGACGACGACATAGACTTCTCCGTCGCTGACTTTTCCATCGTAGACGAGGAAGAGCAGACGCGCATCATAAAGCCCAAGATGGCAAAGTCGGCAATCTACAACAAGGCGGATTTTCAGTATGCACGCGACCTTGCCGCAAAAATTTGTCTGGAACGCAACGAACGGACTACTTGCATCGTTCCTGGCAATTTCATTTTTGGCGACTTGCCGGAAGCGCTTGTGATGTATCGCGGCATCGACCTCAAAACAATCTACTGCTCCACGTTGTCGCTGTCGGAAAACAACGTGGACAGCTTCAAAAATCTGCTGCTTTTCCGCAACGTGGAAAAAATCAATCTGATGCTGTCCGGCTACTTCTACAGCCACTACAAAACGGATTTAATACCGTACCTGTACGAAGAACTGGACATCGACAACAAGCTGCAAGTCGCTTTCACAAACACGCACATGAAAATCCTGCTGATGGAAACGCACAAGGGAAATCATTATGTGCTGACGGGGAGCGCGAATTTGCGGAGCGCGTCTTGCTTGGAGCAGTTCGACTTCGAGGAGAACGAGGAGCTTTTCAACTTCTACCGGGAAGCGTTCGACAATCTTATTGACAAGTATAAAACAATCGACTATACGAAACCCAAAATCGTAAGGGGGAATAAAGCATGGCAAGCGGTTCAGTGCGAAAGCTAAGGAACGGTTCGGCTTTGGCGAAGAAATCATCTGGCGCATACCAGCGCCGAGTAGCATACACCATCAACCGGCAGACAGGCGAAATCCGCAGGCAGCCCAAGAGGTGACATGAATGCCGAGAGGAACTCATCCTAATAGCCTTGCAAACCTGCAAAAGGGGAAAAGGTTCGGGAGCGGGAAGGACGGGGCGACGAGTGACGCGAGGAAAGCGCACGAAAAAGCAACGCAGGCGCGCAAAGCAAATTTTACCGTCAAGGAGCTGATGCTCAATCTGCTTGACGAGCCGTTGCAAAATGGCGGGACGTTGCGAGAAGCACTTGTGAAACGCACCGTCAAAATGGCAGCAGACGGGAATTTACCCGCTTTTCAGTATATCATGCGGATTATCGGGGAAGACCCCGGCGACGTTGTAACCGTCAAAGCGCCGCAGTTGTCCGAGGACGCGAAAGCCGACATTGACAAGCTGCTGAAAGAGACGCGGGGAGAAGTAAAATGACGACGATGACGCGGGATGAAGTGTGGAACATCTGGCGATACCATCCCGCCGCCGTCGGAAGAATGTGCGGATTCCGTGATTTAACGGACGAACTTCACGGGCGCTGGATGCAGCACATTATCTTCGGAGCGGACGATTACACGCTTCAAGCGCATCGTCTATCCTACAAGTCCTCATGCCTTTCCGTGGCGCTTGCAATGTGGTGCGTTCTCAACCACGGGAAAAACGCGATTTTCATGAGAAAAACCGACAGCGACGTTGTGGAGAGCATTGCGCAAGCCAAAAAGGTATTCGCGAACGAGGCTTTTTGCTACATGGCGCAAATCCTCATGCAGCAGGACGTGACGCTTCTGAAATCGGGTGGCAACTGTATGACGGTGAGCGTATACGATTCGCCGCGTGGTGCTGACCAGCTAATCGGCATCGGCTGCGGTTCGTCCATGACGGGCAAGCACGCAGATTTGATTGTTTGTGATGACGTTGTAAACCTCAACGACCGCATCAGCCGCGCAGAACGAGAGCGCACCAAGGGCGTTATACAGGAGCTGCGAAACATCGTCACCCGCGACGGGCGAATCGTCTTCATCGGCACACCGTGGCACATCGAGGACGCTTTCACGCTGGTTGCGCCGCCAGAAAAGCACGATTGTTATTCCACCGGGTTGATTGCGCCGGAGAAGCTGGAAGAGCTGCGGAAATCAATGTCGCCGTCGCTGTTTGCCGCGAACTATGAGCTGCGTCACATCGCCGCCGAAAATGCGCTGTTTGATACGCCGCCGACGTTCACGCCGGAAGCGGAAAAGCTGCGGGACGGCATCGCGCACGTTGATGCTGCATACGGAGGCGAGGACTACACCGCGCTAACGTGCGCCAAGAGGGACGGCGACACGCTGTACTTGTACGGACGTTTGTGGCGAAAGCACGTTGACACGCTGATGGAAGCACTGCAATCGGAGACGGAGCGCCTAATGTGCGCCCCGATTTACTGTGAAACAAACGGCGACAAGGGATATTTGGCGCGGGAATTGCGCCGCCGCAATATGGCAGTACGCGCATACCCGGAGAAGATGAACAAGTACCTGAAAATCAGCACATACCTCAAAAAGTGGTGGGGGAATATCGTGTTTTTGGAAGGCACAGACAGGGACTATATCGCGCAAATTATGGACTACACCGAGGACGCGGAACATGACGACGCGCCGGACAGCGCCGCGTGCTGCTGCCGGATTCTCGACAGAAACGGCGCGAGTTTGTATGTTGGGGGGTGATACAGATGTTCACAAAAATCACATGGCAAGACTGGCAGAACGAGCCGGACAAGGCAAAGGCGACGCTGGCGGTTATTGGTGCATACAAGCACAGCGAGGACTTTGATAAAGCTGGAATCGCGCAAAGATACTATGAAGCGCAGAACGATACAGTTTCCGCGAAAGTCGTGCTGCGAGCCACAACATCAGAATCGGAGCAAAAAACCGCCGACGGGAAAACAGTCAAGAAGAAGGGGACGGCGACGGAAGCAGTCCCCGGACAGCGCATTTACAGCGACTTTTTCCGCCGATTTACCATGCAACAGGCGAATTATCTGCTTGGAAACGGCGTTGAGCTGGAAGACGACGCAATGAAGGGCAAACTGGGCATCGGGTTCGACACGACACTTGCGAAAATCGGACTGTATTCGCTTGTCCATGGCGTGTGTTGGGGATACTGGAATGTCGACCACGTTGAGATTCTGCGTGCGTACACGGACAAAAACAGCGGATTTGTGGCGCTGCTGGACGAGCTGACGGGCGAACCGATGGTTGGCGTGCAGTTCTGGCAGATTGGCGACGACAAGCCGCTGATGGCGCGTGTATTTGAGCCGGACGGCGTGACGGTTTACAAAATGCGCGAGAATGCCTCTGATTTGGAGGTTGCGCAGGAAAAACGCGCCTACAAGCGGACATACGCACGAGACATCACAGGCGAGCGCCTTGTGTCCGAAGAGAATTACAGCGCATTGCCAATTGTGCCGCTGTACGCGAACGACAAGAAGCAGACGGAACTGACGCTTGCAATCCGTTCCAAAATCGACTTGTACGACATCGTGCTTTCCGACTTTGGAAACAATCTGGAAAAGGCGAACGATGTTTACTGGGTGCTGAACAACTTCGGGGGCAACTTTGACGAGGTTGCGCTGATGCTTGAACAGATTCACCGCCTGAAAGCAATCGCGAACATTTCGGACGGCACGTCATCCAGCACAGTAACGCCGGAAACCTTTGAAGTGCCATATGCCGCGCGTCAAACCGCGCTGGAACTGCTGGAACGGCAGCTTTATCGCGATTATATGGCGCTGGATGTGTCGGAATTGACGGGCGGCAGCCTGACGAACGTTGCAATTAGGGCAAGCATGGCGAATCTGGACTTGAAAGCAAACGCCTACGAATGGCAGTGCTTTGATTTCGTACAGAAACTGCTGCGAATTCTGGGAATTGAGACGGAGACAATCCGCTTCAAGCGGCAGACGATTGCAAACGAAAGCGAAATCATCCAGAACATCTACACCGCGCAAGGCGATTTGGACAAGGAGACGCGCCTGAAACTCAATCCGATGATTCTGCCGGAGGAAATCGACGACATCATCAAGCGCGGGGAGGAAGAATCGCTTCTTGGCATCCGCATTGCGCAACAGGCAATGCAGCAGACGGAGGGGGACGAACAGAATGCTTCTGATTCTGATGGTAATTCTGGCAGTGTTGGCAGCTAACAACGTGATTATCGTTCCGGGCTGGCTCTTGTGGTTTGGCTTCATCGTAGGGACAATTGCGTACATTGACGAACACGATTCGTTGTTGGAGAAAAAGCCGTGACGGACGTGGAGCGCAACGATTTGCGCGAAGCCGCGCTGCAAATGCGCATAAGGAAGATGTACCAAGAGGCGCTTGACATCGCCACGGAGCGCCTGAAAGACTTCTTGCAAAAAAAGCAACAAGTGGACTATGGCAAGATAAAGCCGCCCGCGTACTACGACACGCCCGAAAAGGTGGAACGGTGGAAAGCGGGTTTTGTCCGCGAACTCATCCGTCAATACCGGGTGGAAGAAGTTATCATGGAAGAAATCTGCAAGGCAGGCAACCGGGCAACCGACGACATCCGTAACACGATGGGCGACGTGTACGCCGATAGCTTAGGCGAGGCGCAAACCGTTATCGAGGCGCAGGCAGACCGCGCGGGTGTTAAGGTGTCGTTCGCGCAGCCGAATAAACGCGAAATCAAGGCGATTTTTGCCGCTAACGAAACAGCATTCACAAAGCTGGCGTACAAGAATCTGGGGCAAAACACCGAAATTCGCCACAAGTTGCAAAATGCGCTGGCGCTTTCGTCCACGCTGGGCGAGGACAGGAAGAAACTGATGAACCGCATCAGCGACATCACAGGACAGAGCGAGTGGCAAGCGCGGAGAGTAGCGCAGACGGAGCGGACACGTTCGCAAAACCAAGCTTCCTATGCCGCGTCACAGGAAGCCGCAGACCAAGGCGTGCCGATATACAATCGGTGGCGGTGTCGTTTCCGCAATAGCCGCGAACCGCACATGGCGCGGCATGGGCAAGTTGCAAAGCAAGGCGAATGCTTTCCGAACAGTAACATGCGTTTTCCGGGCGACCCGAACGGCAGTGCTGCGGAAACCATCAATTGTCATTGCGGCATCCGCCCGATTGTGTTGCTTTCGACCGAGTACATGGGCGAAGACGGCAAAATCCACAAAAAGGAGTAGCGTATGCCGGGAATGAAAGACAATACTGCTCAAATTCAGCAGCAACTTGATAGGGCTATGAAAATCGCATTGCTGGCAATTCGAACTGACGCTGTTGGCATGGTGCGCGACACGATGGACTACGCATATCCCAAACCTATATACTACAATGGAGACTTGTGGCTCGATATTAGCGCGGAAATCAACAGCGAGGGGAACGGAATTGTCGTTGGAACAAATATGGAATATGCGCCATATGTGCATGATGGACACGCCGGACACGCCGTATTTTTCCCGAACATTGGAGACAAAGGCGAGTTTCGCGTTATGCCGGGAGGCTACACGCCGGGACGACCATTTTTAACCGACACATTTAAAAACAGCGAAAATGCACAACGTCTCGTTGACATCGTAGCCGACCAAATCAAACAGAATATGGACTAATCACAGCAATATCAGCGCATGGCAAAGAACCGCCGTGCGCTGTTTGCATATATGCGGGAAAGCAAAGCACCGCATACCCGCAAACAATCAAAGGCGCAAAGCACCGCGCCCCGAAGCAAAGGAGATTGAAACATGAATATCCTCACCCGGAAGAACCTGAAAGCCCTGAATGTGCCTGATGAAGCGATTGACGCGATTGTGGAAGCCCACAGCGACGCAATCAACGACATCAAGGCGGAGCGTGACAAGTACGCGGAAGAGGCGAATCAGATTGCGACGCTGACCACGGAGCGTGACACGCTCAAGCAGCAGCTTGCCGACGCGAAGAAGAGCGGCGGCGACGCGCAGAAGATTCAGGAGGCGTTCGACGCCTACAAGCAGCAGGTGGAGACGGAAAAGAAAACTGCGACGCTGACAACCGCCGCAAGAAAGCTGCTGACCAGCAAGGGGATGCAGGAGAAACTTGCCGACCTTGTGATGGCAAAGCGCGGACTGGACGGCATCGAACTCGACGACAAGGGCGCAATCAAGGATGGCGACAAGCTGATTGACGCGCTCAAGGGCGAGTATGGCGACCTTTTCTCCACGCAGCAGCAGCAGGGTACACCTACCACAACCCCGCCGAGCGGCGGCAATGCCACGCACGGCAGCGGACGCGCCGCAGCACTGGCGGCGAAGTACGCGCAAGATATGTATGGCGCAGTTGCGCCGGAAGGAGCAAACAAATGAGTTTTACCAGCAAGGCAATCGGGACTGTTTACCAGCCCGGTTATTTCCTCGAAAACGCGGAAGACGCAATCCGCGAAACCAAGCAGATTAAGCAGGCGGGCGCTACCACCACCGAAAACGGCGCGAAGTACGTCAAGATGGGAACTGTTTACCCCGCGAATGACGGCACTGCCGTCGGCATCGTGTACGAGGACGTGGATGTTACCAGCGGAGATATGCCCGGCAGCGTCGTAACGCGCGGCACGGTTTACGAGAGCCGTCTCCCCGCCGCAATCAACAGCACCGCCAAGAGTGCGCTGACTGCAAAGGGCTTCTACTTCATCGCAGCCGAAGCCGCGACGGTTCGCCCGTACTAACGAAAGGAGAATAGTATGCAGATTCCGTCTTTTGAGAACAATATTTTCGGTCTTATCCCCAAGGAGGAGTGGCTGGACGTTGGCTTTAACGTCAGCCGCCCGAACGACCCGGTTGACGCGCTGTTCCCCGACCAGTACAGCGAAAACCTTGTTGCAAAGTGGCAGGAGATTGCCAACCAGTACCAGCTTCCCGTGATGGCTGACTTCCACAGCTTCGACAGCCGGACGAACATCGCCACCCGTATTCCCGTCGATACGCACAGCATCGAGAAGGGACTGATTAAAGTAAAGATTAACCAGTCCGAGCGTATGCGTGCACTGCTGCGTTCCGGCGTGCAGAATGATGCTATGTACGACTACGTTATCCGTGACGGCATCATGCTTGCCGACCAAGTTGTTACGCGAACCAAGGTTGCGAAGAACGAGGTTCTGGCGACTGGCAAAATGACCATCAAGGAAAATAACCTTGACCTGACTATTGACTATGGCGTGAAGCCGGAGCAGACGGAGTTCACGTTCGACTTCAGCGAGGATGCGGACATTCCGGCACAGATTCAGTTCGTGGTGGACACCGCGCTGGACGCTGGCACGACGCTGGACACCATCGTAACGAGCCGCAAGGTTATCAACAAGATTCGCGCGAACAGCGCAGTCCAGAAGCGCATCAACGGCACTTTGAGCGAGGGCGCATATGTAAGTAACGCCGCGCTGAATACGTTCTTATCCACGGAGTACGGCATCAACCGCGTTATTACTAACGATTTGCAGTACGCCATTGATGGCGGAATCGGCGCGGATGGGCGACCGATTCGCACGACCAAGCGCTATTTCCCGCAGGACAAGATGACGTTCATCGGCACTGGCAGCGCCATGACGCGCATCGGCGCGGGCTTGTGGGGACAGACCCCGGAAGAGACGGTAAACACCGCCAATACCGGGCTTAACGTCAATCAGTCCGGGCAGCACCGCTATGTGATGGTGTCGCAGTGGCTGGAGAATGACCCTGTCGTTCTGTGGACGCGGGCATCCGGCTTGTTTATGCCTGTTATCTTCAATCCGCAGAGCATCTGGATTGCTACCATCACGGACGCGGCGACAGGTCAGTTGACGGTTTCTTCCGCTGCCGGCACTGGCAAGGGCAACACGAAGCTGACTGTCAGCCCCGCGAAGGAATCCAGCTCCAACCTGTACAAGGTGAAGGCTGGCACGACCGCGCCGACTGCGACCTATGGGCAGAATGTCCGCACTTGGAGCAACTGGGACGGCACGTCTGACCTTGCCATTGCGACCGGGCAGAAGGTGACGGTTGCGGAATGCACCAGCGACTACCGTGTGATTCGTTCCGGCAGCGCGACGGTGACGGCAGCGACCTAATGGAGGTGGAAGCATGGCTGTGACGCTGGAAATGGCAATGCGCGAGTGTAACAACTTTTTTGAGCGCTGCAAGTACGCTGGGGAGATTCGCATCGCGGGCGGTAAAATCGTTCCTGATGTAGGTTCGCCCTATGTGTACATCAGCGGCAGCGCGCGGAACGACGGCGTTCACAGCCTTGTTTCTGGCGCAATGGAGGACGCGGACGGGGAGGAAACTTTCGACGGCACGTTGTGGTTTCTGTACCCGCCGCGCCCGTTTGTCGAGATTGCAAAAGAATGCGCGGAGTACGAGACGAAAAACCCGACGGGGGCTTATACGTCGGAATCGTTCGGGCATTATAGCTATTCGCGGGCGACTGGCAGCAATGGCGTTGTGACGTGGCAAGCGGCATTCGCGGACAAACTGCGACCGTATCGCCATATGTACACGGAGGTGGGCTGATGGCGTGGAGTGATTTTCTGGATGACGCTTGCATCGTCGATAAGCGCACGGAATCCGACGGCATGGGCGGCATCGTTGTCACATGGGCAGACGGCGCGCCGTTCCGTGCTGGATTCATCCGCAACAGCAGCACAGAAGCCCGAATTGCATACCAGAACGGCATCCGCGAACTTTTCACCATCGTGTTTTCCGATATGCTGGAACTGCTTCCGAACGACCGCGTGAAGCGGATTTCCGACGGCAAAGTCTTCCGCATCACGTCGGACGCGCGGGATATGACAACGCCGGAGCAGAGCGATATGCACTTCCGCGAGGCGGACGCGGAGGTGGTAACTGCGTGATTGACTTGCAGCGGAAACTATACAAGTTTTGGAGCAGCTTCACCTACGAGGGCAAGCCCATCCCTGCATACGTCGAGGATGCAGTGCCGGAGGAGGCGTCATTCCCCTATTTCGCGTTTCAAGTGCAAGAGGGAGACACATTCGGAAAATCTACAATGATTTGCACGCTGTGCTGTCAGGCGGAAAACGGCAGCAACGTAAACTTGCAGCGCGCCGCAATCCTCGACGAAGTTCGCCGCGCCATTCCGCCGGAGGGAACTGCAATCTATTGCGACGATGGCTTTATCACGCTGTACCGCAACAATAGCAACTTTTTCCGCCTTGAAGTGGACACGACGCTCAAAAGCGTCTGCTATGGGCGGATTTACTACGAAATCGTTACTTACTACACCTAACAGGAGGTAAAAAAATGACGACTGGTCTTCGGGCAAGTACATTTGAAAACTTGCAGCTCAACGCCGGGATGTTTCTTGCTAATTTCGACTATTCCACCGCCACGGACGCGGCGACGCTGGGCGCGCTGCTGAAAACGGAGCGCGAAAAGACAAGCGGCTCTGCGCTGATTGGCGCAACGCGCGGCGGCGGCACGTTCGTCTGCACGCCCAACACCCGCAGCATTGAGGCGGACGGCAAGCGCGAGGAATGGAAAGGCAGCAGCGTCAACGATGGCTGGACTATCAAGCTGACGACTACCCTGCTGGAAATCAACGCCGACAACCTTAAGCGTTCTTTCGGTACTGCCGATGTGACGGACACGGAGAAGAAGCACACCATCAAGATTCGTACCGACATTAAAGACGCGGACTATATTGAGAGTCTCGTCTGGGTGGGCGACACCTCGAAGGGCTATGTGCTGATTGCCATCAAAAACGCGCTGAACACGGCGGGCGCAACGCTGACGTGGACGGACAAGGGCGAGGGCACTATTCCGGTTGAGTTTACCGCGCATCAGGATGGGCTTGAAACCGACGGATATGCACCTTGCGAGGTTATTTTCTTCGACCCCGCCGCCTAATAACACGCGGCAGGGTTCGCGCCCTGCCGCACTTTCGTAAATTTCGAGGAGGAAAACGCATGAATACCGCAACCGCATTTGAGCAGATGGCGAACGCCATTCCGTACATCGACAAACTTGTCAACAGCAAGGAAATGAAAGCCTTTGTGGAAGAAAAGAGCAAGGGTGACGTTGTCGGACGAGACATTCTGATGAAGATGCTGCCGATTTTGTACGCCAAGCATCCGAAGGAAACGATGGGGATTCTCGGCGCGATGCACGGCAAGACGGCGGAGGAAGTCGCAGAAATGGACTTCACCGAAACCGCCGCCATGATGGACAAGGACACACTCGATTCGCTGTTTGCTTTTTTTACCTTTGCGCTTCGTCTGGGGTGCATCATGTAATCCCTGTGCTGTACAAGTACCGCCCGCAAAACGTTCACGCGCTGGGGGTGCTTCTGACGCACGAAACGCAGGAGGAAGCAAAACGTTGTTACATGGCTAATATGGCGTGGATGACGGTACTTGCTATTTCGTCGTTCGGCGGCGCGAATCTGGAAATTCCATCATACAGCGACGTTTTCGGCGCAGAGAAGCACGAAACAAAGCAAAAAACAGCAGAGGAAATCTGCGACGACATTATAAACGGACTAATGGCGAAGGGAGGTGCAGAAGATGGCGGAAGCATTTGAGTTGTACGCAAGTTTTAAGATTGATACAAGCGGATACACACAGGAACTGAATAAAATCCGGCAGGAAATGGAGCAGTTTCAGCAGGAACTTAACAGCCTTGCTATTCATCCGACGTTTGACGGCGGACGTTTTCGGACGGAATTGCAGCAAGCGCAGCAGCAGTCCACGCAGGCGACGGAAGAAATCAAGCGTTTGCAGCAGCAAATCCAGTCCTTGCAGGAAGCCGCAGACGGCGGCAGTTCTGGCGATTCGGGCGGCGGTGTCCTTAGCGGATTTTTGAGCCAACTCGATGTTATTGGCGATATTGCAAGCGGGCAGTTCCTTGCCAACATGGCAGTGAATGGCATCAATAGCATTATCGACGGCATCACGGGGTCGATTGATGAATCAATCGGGCTTGCGTCCGACCTTGTGGAGACGCAGAACGTTGTTGATGTGACGTTTGAAGATTCCGCGTCCACCATTAACAAGTGGGCGCAGGAGGCTCTGAACGCCTACGGCATCACGGAAACCAAGGCGAAACAGTATTCGTCCACGCTGGGCGCTATGCTCAAGTCGATGGGCATCGCGGATGACCAAGTTCTTCAAATGTCTATGGACATGGCGGGGCTGGCGGCGGATATGGCGTCGTTCTACAACCTCGACCACGACACGGCATTTGAGAAAATCCGCTCCGGCATCTCCGGGGAAAACGAGCCCTTGAAGGCGCTTGGCATCAATATGTCTGTCGCAAACCTGAACGCCTTTGCCCTCGAAAAGGGCATGAATAAGGCGTTTGATAAGATGTCGCAGGCGGAACAGGCGACGTTGCGCTATCAGTATCTGCTGGAAGCCACGAAGGACGCTCAGGGCGACTTTGCGCGAACCGGGGACAGCTTCTCGAATGAGATGCGCAAGCTGCAAACGAACCTCGACCGCATCAAGACGGAGTTTGGCAAGGGGCTGCTGGGCGTTGTAACGCCCGCGATTTCGCTGCTCAACAACGTGCTGTCGGATAAGTCATACCAGTACACCACAGCCGAAAAAATCATGCAAGAGCGGGACGAATCAATATACGACGCAAAGGCGACCTATGCGCAGTCGCTCACAATCGTTAATTCCATGCGCAACATGGAGCAGGAGAGCGGCGAGGCTGTAAAGGCAACGAAAGCGTGGCAGGAAGCCCTCGAAAACCTTAAAAACGTTATGCCGGGACTTTCGCAATACGTTGACTTAACCTCTGACGCCATTATGGGCAACACGGAAAGAATTAAACAGTATGTGGATACCGTGAATAGCGTGTCGCTGTATGGTGCACATGATACCGCCGTTACCGATGCACAAGCAGCAGTTGATGAAACGGAAAAACAGCTTGAATCTCTATATGCACGCAGAGATTATCTAAACTCGCTAATTGTGGGGTCTAATGCTGAAGAAGTAAAAGCCGCATATCATGATGTGGTAGAAAATGCCTATCAGTCCTTTGTCCGCACAATGGCTGAAACAAATGCCAACTATACGTTTGCCAATACATTTGACGAATTTTTTGCATCGCAATATGATGAAGTCGACAGGGCGATTCGCGGGGTTGGAGATTCTTCCATAAATCTCTTCGATTTCGGAGACATGCAAGCTGCGGCGTGGAGCAAGCTCACAGAAGCAATGAGCTTGCAAACATTCGATAGCAGCGCAGCCGCCGGAGAATTGGAAGAGGTTAACAGGCAAATCGAAGAAACTAACGATAAACTGAACGAGAATCAGACCGCGCTTGCAAGGGCAACATCGGAATGGGAAGCGTACAAACGTGCACACCCGGAAGCCGAAGAACAGGTAAAATTCAACGAAGCCATTGAGGACGAGAAGAAAGCGCTCGAAGACCTTAAAAGCACGGTGAAAGACGTTTACACCTACCAGGAAGATGCGCTGAAAAAGGCGCAGGAAGCCTACAAGGGCGTTGCGTCGGGCATGGGCTACATGGTAACGCACACGCAGGAGGAAATGAAGAAGCTCCTCGATACCGATTACAGCAAGGAAAATGTGCTTAGTTGGTACGGCACGAATGCAGATGCGCTACACGCCTACAATGATGCTTTGCAGCAAGCCGAAGCGTCTGGCGTTGACGTTGGCATCTTGTCAGGGCTTACTACATACTCCCGCGATAACGATGCGTACCTTTCGCGTCTGCTGAACCTAACGCCGGAAGAAATCAAGCAGCTAAATGCAGACTACCAGCGCGCCCGCGACGAAGAAAACGCGATGGCGGAAACCAAAACGCGGTATACGCTGGCAAACGATGAGACGTATCAGTCAATGCTTTCAACCATGGAGAAGGCGCTCGAAGCGTTTGACCAAAAGGACGCAATCACTGCGTACATGGCGGAAAATGACAGCGCGTTTTTGGCTGGCATCGACGACATGAAGCAGACACTCGTAAAAGAGATTCCGCAAATTAACGCGTTGCTCAAAAGCCTTGGATTTAACAACAAAATCGAAACCAAAATCCATGAATGGACAACAGACTTTTCTCAAAATGAAACGCCATACGACTTCTTGGGTGATATTTCCACAGGAAAGGGGCGCGCTGCGAATGCACCGCTTGCAGTCGGCGGGCATCTGATGGAATACTGGGCGCCAAATCCAGAAACGAATCCGCAGGAGCTTGCCGACGTTCTTGCTGCCCTCGAAGCGAAGCAGAAAGAGAATCAGAAAGTGCGCGAAGGAAACGGCTTCTGGGACAAGGCACAGGAAGCAGCAGATAAAGCATACGAAAACAGAAAGCAAGTAGCGGAAAATTTGACGTTTATTCGCGAGATGCACACAACGCTTGAAACGATGCAGGAAAACTACCTAACCGCACTCAAAGAAAGAAAAGCTCCGAACATCACCAACAATGAAAATGGGGTGCTTTGGGTGCGCATCGAGAATCCAGCAGATGTTGCAAAAGCTGTTTCCGGGCTTCCTCCAACGACAATCCAGAATAATTTTTCCGTTGACGGGAAGATGATTGCGACAGCGATTGCGCCACATGTCAACTCCGCAATAGGCGGGACAATTCGCTCTAACCTGATGTTTAAGAAGTGGGGTGATTGATAATGCTTACGCGCTATCGCGCGTGGATGGGAGAGGAAGCGCTGGAAGACATCGCCCCGTCCATCATCATCATCGACATCTCGGAGGACGCGCCACAAGAATCCGTGACGACCGAAGCACGCCCCGGTGGGGGGATGTACCTCACCGGGCAGCTTCGGCAGTCCATCACGGTAACAATCGCCGTGGAAATCCACGAAGCAAACACCATCCACAGGCAGCTTGTCCTCGGTAAAATCATGCGCTGGGGCAACGGTGGACAGTACCTGCGCACGTCATACCGCCCGGAACAGCGATTATACATCGACAGCATCGAGGCGGCGAGTATTTCCGCGCTTAAGTGGACGGACACGCTGGAAATCAAGCTGACGGCATACCAGCGCCCGTGGTGGGAAGAAGCAACTGTTTCCAAAATGGAAACAGTTGAAGCAAGCAAAAGTGGCATCCTGACGGTTTACAATCGCGGGGACGTGGCGTGTCCGCTTGAAGCGGTTTTTGTGGCAATCGACCCGCTGACAAACGTTGCAATCAGTTGCGGAAGCGAAAAAATCGTGCTGACGAATATCAGCGTGAAAACGGGCGAGGAAATCCGCATAGCACACGACGACAACGGCATCCAGCAAATCACGGCAGCAGGGGCATCCGCAATGGGCAACCGAAACGGACAGTCTGCCGATGAAATCACGCTAAAGCCCGGAATTAATAAAGTGTCGTTCAGCGGCGACGGGCTTTTGTCGCTGACGGTCACAGCGAGGGGGCGGAAATATTAACTACAAAGCATACGGCACACCGCAGGAAGTAACACTAACGTCAAAAACAAAGTGTTTCCTTGTTATCAATTACGATAAAGACGACCCAAACGGTTGGAAAATGGAGGAAGGATATCCAACAATAGGGAGAGCGAAGGTCACGTTCCCGGTTGTGCTCCCGGCTGATGCAGTGATTACATCCGCACGAGTGCACGCAGACTTCAAGCGCGACTCTTGGGGAAATCAGCGGAAACAGGACGTGAACGACATCCACGTTGACGAAGCCGGATTTGCAACGGTGACGCTTCCTGATGGCGCAAGCACTGCGTCGCTTACTGTAACGCTATCTTTCCAGCTTTGGGATAGAGTTTACATGGATACAAAGGAGCGGACTTTTAACGTAGACGTTAGCGACATCTACCTCACAATCGACTACGTTTCCGGCATCATCCCCGACCCGGACGCAAGCAAGGCGTACACCAACAACGTCCGCTTGCCGCGTCTGCTGGACAAAAATCTGCGGGAAATCAAGCGCCTGCGCCCTTCTTCGTTGTCTTTGTCGCTGACAATCGACGACATTTCCACCGCGAGCATGACGCTTGTAGATGGCACATGGATGGACGCAACGCAGTTTGTGGAGCTGTACCACATCGGCGGCAGCGTCGGCATTTTCCGCTTGCGCTCGGACACGCAGACATACAGAAATTACGCGACGCAGGAAGTCAACCTTGACCACGCTATTTCCACGCTGATGGACGGGCTTCTCCCGGAGCAGCTAAAAATCGGCAGCGCATCCGTTGACGCGGTTGACGTGCTGGCGCAGCTTCTCACCTACCAGCCGGAAACACGCTGGCAGATGGGAACGTGCGAGTTATCGCAACACCTCACATACGATTTTGACGCAGGAACGAACATTTGGACAGCAATCAACAACGTCAAGGACTTGTCTCCCGCTGAAATGATGTGGCAGTACGACTTTTCCACACATCCATGGACGCTCAACCTCGTTAACATGCCAAATACCGTCTCCTGCGAGGCGCGTTTTAACGGCGCGCTAACCAGCGCAACGGTCAGCACCGACCGCGACGACCTTGTGACCCGTATGTACGCATACGGCAAAAACGGCATCACCGTCGGCACGGTAAACGATGGCAAGGACTACATCGACGCGGACACCATCGACGAGTGGGGCATCGTGTGCGGCAAGTACTCGGATAACAGCATCACAGACAAAGAAACGCTGCTGGAAAACGCAAAGAAGGAACTGGCGAAAAAGAAAACCCCGCCAATTTCCATCGACGTTTCCCTCGTGGAGCTTTCCGCCATCACGGGATTACCCTACGACCATTTCCGGCTGGGGAGCATCTGCCGGGTTGCAATGCCTAAATTCGGGCGCTGCTATGATGAGCGCATCCTGACACTTAACGCGGACAACGTGCTGCTTGAGCCGCAAAAGGTACAAGTCACCATGTCAACGGAGGGCAAGAGCGTCAGCGGCATCATCGAGGCGCTGGGCGGCAAGAGTGGACTTATTTCCGCCGGAACGGAATAAGGAGGACGCATGAATGAGTTAAATTATACTTGCAACTTGTCTGCTGGGTTGCGGATGACACCGCTCAAAGCGGCGCTCGTGCAAGGCGAAGCGAACGCCCACACGCTGAAAATCGCGTTTGAGAAGGACGGCGCGCCGTACAGCATGGATTCGGGCGCAACGATTGTCGGCAGCTTTATCAGGCTGGATAGCGTCGCAAGCACGGACGAAAACCCGACGATTCTTTTGCAAGGCGCAGTCAGCGACGGCGTGGCATCCGTGACGCTTTCCGCTGCTTGCTATGCTGTTGTTGGGCGCTTCCGCCTGATGGTCACGGCGACGGTCGGCGAGGACACGACGGCTATCTTGTGGCTTGAGGGACGCGTCGCGGCGGGGGCAACCGGGACGGTGTACGACCCGGATAACGTCATTCCCGACATTACAACGGTGCTTGCAAAAGTGGAAGACTGCAAAAACGCAGCGGCAAGCGCGAATGCAGCGGCAGAAAGCGCAACATCCGCAGCGCAGCAGTTTCTGTGGAAGTACATCACGGATGAGGAAAAATTGTTACTGCTGGAACTGCTGCAAATGGCGGCGTATCGCTCAAACACTGCTGCACAAAATTATAGCAAGCTATACGCAGCGTGGAAGGATGATGTATCAGCGCTCGAGGCACAGCGCCCGCAAATCATCAGCGTTGAAGCGGACAAAACGACAATCGCCGTCGGAGAGAACGTGACGTTCACTGTGACGCAGAAGAACGCGGCATCAATCCGTTTCCTTGTGGACGGCGCAGTAAACGAGCGAATCTATGACGTTCAGCAGGAAACGATAACATTCACAAAGCAGTTTCAATTTACCGGGAGCGGAACGCGGATTGTTGCATTCCAGGCAGTTGACGCGAGCAGTAACGTCGGACTGGAATCGGATAGTATCATCATCACAATTAAGGAGGCGGCACAAAATGGCGTGGAATCTAATCCGCAGGAATAACGGCGAGACTATCCACACGGACTATGTTGAGTGGATGTTGGATAACGCCGCCGACATCTCCAATGGCACAGAGCCGGGGAAGTCTGGCAGTATCGGCAGTCTGGCGTACACCGCCGGGTTCGGCTCGATGTGGCAGAAGGACGCGCAGGGCGCGTGGGTGAAATTGGGAGGTGGCAACTAATGGTTGATGCAAGCACGATTGGTGTGATTCAGGCGCTTTACGGCACAGGCGCAAACGGTGGGATTCCAACGGCGCTGGTGACGGACAAGACGCTGGCGCTGGAGAACCGCGCGGCGGACGCGAAAGCTGCTGGCGACGCTATCCGCGCGGTCACGAATACCGCCAACACGCTTTCCGCGCGCGCGAATGTGTTATCTGGCAGTGTGTCCGGCGCGTCGATTACTGCGACGGATTCTTTCGCCGCGCCTTTTGTCGGACTGCGTGTCTGCGGCAAAAGCACGCAGGACGGCACGCCGCTCCCGACTGCGCCCGTGCCGATTGTCAGCGCGGGTGACGGCGGAACGGTGGTGGTCACGGTGTCGGACGGCGCGAACGAATCGCAGACGCTGACACTGCAAACGCCGAACGCGTTTCCGGGCATCCCGGTCACATCCGGCGGAAACTACACGGACGAGAACGGGCAGCAGTGGGTGTGCGATGAGGTGGACTTGGCGCGTGGGGTGCGCGTGCAGCGCATCACCAAAATCAAGGTGACGTCGTCGCTCAACTGGCAGACGTCTGGACAAAAGGTTGATAGATACTTTGCTTGGTTCGCTGGCACTTCTGCGACAAATGTTCTTTGTACGCACTTTTCCACCACCGTAGGTTCGGAAGCTGTCGGCGGCGCTATCGCAAACCAAAACAACCTCATCGGCTTTGCCTATGCGCAAAAAGGCACATCAACACTTGATGAATTCAAAGCATTCCTCGACGCGAAAGAGGTGTATGTTTGGACGTCGCTTGCAACACCCGTCGAAACCGCTCTTTCCGCCGCTGAAATCGCCGCGTACAAGGCGCTGACCACCTACGCCCCGACGACCGTCATCAGCACAAGCGGCGGCGCTGGCGCGACGGCAACGTATCAGCGCGACGTGACCATTGTAATCAAAAATCTTGAGGATGCGATTGCGTCCATGACGCAAAATTAAGGAGGTATCTTTATGGCAATCAACAGTAAGGCGCGGCATGACCTGACGCTTCGCGCAATCAAGCGCGAGATTTCCGCTGGACGCGATGTGGCGTTTTGGCTTGATAAGTCGTACACGCACCTTGACAACGGGCTGTTTGTCGAGGACGACATCGCGGAAATTGAGAAGCTGGCGCAGGCGTACTATGATTCGCTGGACGCGGCGGAAAATGGTAGAGAAAACACAATCTAAGTTGCAATTAAGTTGCAATTAAGTTGCAATTAAGTTGCAATCTTGCTGCTCAGCGTTTCGCAAATGCCGATTTTTCGGCATTTTTTAAGTTGCACGCAAGTTGCAAGTTAGTACCAAGTTAGTACCAAGTTAGTACCAAGTTAGTACCAAGTTAGTACCAAG